CCACACTTAAAAGATGAGTATGCAGAAAATGATTTTGCTACTAGTCTTAAAAGATATTATGTTGTAGAAGATGTAAACAGAGCTGCAGAAGGATTTAGTCCAACGTGGTATCCGCACTTATATAGAATTAAATTAAAACAAATTGTTGACAGTCAAGAGTTTGCAGATATACTAGAAACTCCGGAAGATGAAGATATCTTTATAGGCGATTATAGTACTACAACAACTTATGAAATTGGACAAGTTGTAAAGTATAAAGGCAAACTATATCAAGCCACAGCACAGACGCAAGGAAACACACCTACAGACGTTTTTAATTGGTCAGAGTATACTGAGAACACCTTAAGGGATTTACTAAGCACATACGATAAAGAAAAAGCAATTAATGATGCTGTGCTTGCTGAGGCAGAAGCTGATGCTCCTAAGTCAGGTTATGACACTGGACATTACTATACATTAGATACAGATGATTCAGGTAAAACTAGAGTTAACACTGTAGAAGATCCAACTGCTAGTTCGCCTAGCAGATCAGGTTATGCTGGTTACTTAGTAGAAGATGGACAACCACCCAACGGCGCAGCATTTGGTAGTGGCACTAGTTTTCCTGTTATTAATGAAGCAGGCGATTACTTCTTGCGTACAGACTTTTTACCTAATAGGTTATTTAAGTTTGATGGTAGCAGATGGCTTAAAGTACAAGATAATATTAGAATGACAATGACAAATACCGATCAAAGATTGAATCAAATTGGTACATTCATTAACAACACAAACACTGATGTTATTGGTGACGAAACTGTAACAGAACGACAGGCACTAAGTAAAGCCTTAAGACCAAAACCGGATGATGTATAATGCAATTTTTTTATGATGCACAAATTAGAAGATATATTACACAACTTATAAGAATGTTGAGTAATTTCAATGTGCAAGATGCACACGGAAATGATAAACAAGTACCTGTTATGTACGGCGACTTAACAAGACAGGTTGCAAGTATTATTAGAGATAACTCAGAAAATAAAATACCCACAGCACCACGTATGGCTGTATATGTTACTGGTTTAGAAATGGATAGAGACAGAACAGCTGACTCAAGTCTAATAAGCAAAAGACATGTACGTGAACGCACATTCGATACTGCTACAGGACAATACCTTAACACACAAGGTAAAAACTATACTGTAGAAAGACATATGCCAGCACCTTATACGTTAAAAGTAAGTGCAGATATTTGGGCTTCTAACACAGAGCAAAAATTACAAATATTAGAACAAATACTAGTATTGTTTAATCCTAGTTTTGAAATACAAACTACAGACAATTATTTAGACTGGACAAGTTTAACTGTTGTAAATATGGAAGGTATTACATTTAGTTCTAGATCAATACCTGTCGGTGTAGACAGCGAAATTGATGTTGCTAATTTACAGTTTAGCACACCTATATACTTAACACCTCCAGCTAAAGTAAAACGTTTAGGTGTTACAACAAGTATTATATCTAATATATTTAATGAGCAACAAGGTGATATTAATTTAGGTGCTACTGTTGCAGGACAAATAGACGGCACTGAGCCTACATTTGTAACAAGAGTAAACACTGGTCCTATTGATGGAATCAATGACGGAAGTACAATGTCTGTAGACGATGGCGAATTTCCAAACCAAGGTACAGGACTTATGGACTTTAATACTAAACGTTTATTTGATAAAACAAGTATTAGTAGCACATATCAAAACTATGGTCTAAGTGTAGAAAATGACGTTGCACAACTAGTATACAGAAATAAAGTTGGTGACGTTAGCTGGCCAGAACTTGTAGAAGCATATCCAGGTACATATCAAGCAGGTGTAAGTAGAATACTATTAAAATCTAATGATGGTGATACTTATATTACAGGTACGTTTACAATTAATCCTTTAGATGACACAAAAATTGTTATTGATTTTGATAGCGATACGTTACCCGACGACACAGTTATTTCTGGTCCTGCTAGAAGTTCAAATAGTCTTACAACAATTGATTATATTATTGATCCATTACGTTTTGATCCAAATCAAATTAAGGGCGCAGGTGTACGTTTATTGATTTTAAGTGATATTGGTAATAGCAATAATGAAGACGGTCCTGATGCTTGGAAAAATGCAGACGGAAGTGATTTTATTGCTAACGAATCAGATATACTAGAATGGGACGGAACTAATTGGCATGTTGTGTTTGATGCAAGCGGTGCTAATGACGGTAGTACAGGCTCACCAGCAACATATGTTAGTAATCTAAATACAGGTATTCAGTACAAATGGAATGGCGAATTTTGGATTAAGAGCTACGAAGGAGAATACTCAGGAGCGACCTGGACCATACTACTTGATGCATAATTATTAGTATGAAAGAGATTGTTTGTAGCGGAGCATTATTCTACTCCTTAAACACAGAAAGATTTTTATTTTTACATAGAACAGGAAACAAGTCTAACGTTTCTTGGGGCCTTGTTGGCGGCACTAACGAACATAAAGAAACTCCGTGGGAAGGTCTTAAAAGAGAAATTCAAGAAGAGATCGGCAAAACAGAATATAAAAAAGTTGTTCCTTTAGAAAGTTTTGTTAGTAATGACAACCACTTTTTCTTTCATACATATCTTATTGTAGTAGACAACGAATTTATACCTACACTTAATAAAGAACATGACGGATACGCATGGGTTAGTATAGGAAAATGGCCTAAGCCATTGCACCATGGCTTACGTAATACTTTACAAAATAAAACTATTCAAAATAAGGTAACAACAATTATTGAAGTATTAAAGGTAATAGACACTAATGAGTGATGTACAAAAATATGACTGGGGACACGAACTTACTATTGCTAGTACAAATGATTACTGTACAAAAATATTAGCATTTACAGGTCCCGGAAGTAGAACTAATTTTTCATTTAATGTGAAAAAAGAAAAAACTTGGTTTGTTAATACAGGGCATTTTAAATTAAGATGGATTGATACTGATACTGGACAGTTATTTGAAACAGTACTACAAGAAGGTCAAACACATCACGTACCTCCACTAATGCCGTGTTGTTTAGAAGCAATAAAAGATGATTGTTCAATTACCGAGTCAAGTAACGGTAACTATGATAACGATATGTTTATTGTATTGCCTTCTAAGAATATAGGATAAACAATGTTTCCAAGATTAACAACTTCTGAAAAATGGCTTAAAGATATGAATAGGTATCAAACAGTATATAGTAATTTAGATGAAGGCACTATTAAAGATAAATTAGGGTTATATATTAAAACTTTTGAAAGTTTAAGTAACGATATCGACGTAGGACACCAAAGTGGTAGTGGTGGTTATATTAAGCCTCGGCAACTAATAGACATAAAACATAATTTATTTACAACTAAAGAAAAAATAGAAGTAATTATTAAGCAATTAAATAACTGATATACGTTTAACAGATATAGCACCTACCATTGCAGGGTGCAATGTACATTGATATCTGTAATTACCCGAAATTGTTTCTGGTACTTCCCAATATAATGTTCCGCCATCTTTACCTTGTGCGTTTGTACCTGTAGTCACATTACCAATAATATCTACATGCACTAGTCCAGTATTATATGCTGTTCCTGTACCATCTTGTATTTCAAATGGATGTCCACCAATTTCGTCTAAGTCAAAAGCAATAGTCATACCACCTATTGCATGTAGTGTTGGATTGTTTCCTGAGTATCCGTGACTGTCAACTGTATATGCTGTATTACCTGCATTATTTAATCTAATCATAGCAAAAGCTGGCATATAACTTTTGTCAATTGTTCTACCAGTTCTACCAACTTCTTCTAAGTCGTCATACTTACTAACACCCAATGTTGCCGGCATATCAATACGCACACTATCGCCTGTAACTGTTGTGTTTATATTAGTACCACCAGTAAATGTAAATGTATCTGTTGTTGTATTAGCAGAAACACTACCTGCATCACCGTTGAATGTTTGCCATAAATTTTGGTCTGGATCACCGCCACCGCCACTAATTGAATCTGGTCCCCATTCACTGCCTGACCATACTAATGCTTGGCCTGTACTAGGAACAGCACTACCAACATCTGCTAAGTCTGCAAGATTAGAACTTGTGCTTAGTGCATCAGTAATACCATATCCTGAAAGTGTTGTTGGAGTTGTTCCTAAGTCAGCAAAGTCTTCTACAGCATCAGTAATACCGTATCCTGCTATTGTAGTAGGTACATTTGATAAGTTTAAAAATGATCCGTCAAATGCATCTGTTATTCCGTAACCTGCTATTGTAGTTGGTTTACTTGTTAGATCTGCAAAATCGCCACTAAACAATAAACTTGTAGTATCTGTTAAGTCGCTTAGGTCTGCTGGTATTGTAGGTGTGTTAATAAAGTTATTATAATTTAAAAAGTAAACACTGTCTTGTCCATCTAGTGTATCAGCGTCTGTACCGCCGCCGCCTGTTGTAGAATCAAGTCCTGGTGACCATTTAGCACCATCCCATTTTAACACATTACCTGCAACAGGAGTTGTATTTGAAGTATCAACATCGGATAAATCGTTTATACTAAGTGTAGGTGTAGTACCATTTATAGTTACTGTATTACCTACAATTTGTGTGGCTATGTTAGTTCCACCTTCAAATGTTACTGTACTAGTAGGTGTAGATGCTGAAATAGATCCTACATCTGCATCAATTTGAGAAAATAAATTTTGATCAGGATCGCCAACTGCACCGTTAAAACTAATACTTACTTCGTCATTAGTTATTGCTGTTACTATACCAGTGCCGCCTGTTATAGCAAATGAATCGTTTTCATTATCTGCTGTTGTAGTACCAGTGTCTGCTGTAAATGTCTTAAATGCATCTGGTTGTTCAGCAGATATACCTCCACTTGAAACTACGTTCCAAGAAGTACCGTCCCAAACCCACGTAGTTATACCGTCTGTGAATGTATCATCTACATTTGGTGTTGCTGGAAAATTTAATGCCATTAAGAGCCTCCGCTAATATTTATCGTTCCGCCAAGGCCCCAAGGCGTTGGTATTCCATATTTACTGTATAAATGTCTGTTAGGTCCTCCTAACAGACTTGTATTATATGCTGAATAATCGTTGTTATTTCCTGTGTCCGATATTATATCTTTAGCAGAATCTGCTTCAATTTTATTTTTAAGTTGTTCTGGCCTAAGATTAGGCATTGCTTGCAAATATAACGCACATACTCCTGCTACTTGCGGCGAAGCCATCGACGTTCCGCCAATACTCATAATTTTATATGTAGTATTACTAGGATAATCTAAAAGTGTATAACTTGAATCTGCTTCAGTACTTGATGCACTAATAATATTATCACCAGGTGCAAAAATATTTACGCCAGGACCTTTATTTGATGACACTGAAGGTCTGTCTACATTTATATTAACTTGTGAGTCAATATTGCCTACTATGTATGCTTCGTCACTATATGGAGAAGCTCCTCTATGATAATTAGCTGTAACTGGAGTAAATGTAACTTCATTGTCATAGTCGACTCCGCCTACTATATCAACTTTTGTAAAATTATTTCCTGCGGCAATACAAACATGTATACCGGCATCTATCATTTCTTCAATCTCTGCATCAATTGACGGGATTCTTAGAGGCAATCGAGTTTGCGTTCCACCATCAAAATATGGCGGTGCTATGCCTGTTGCATTATTTAAGGCGCCCCTAGTATCGTAGTCGGCTCCATATGTCCATGCAGTACCTCTGTATATTCCTGATGCAGGATTACCAATTACTGCCGTTCCATAATTCCAACTCATATTAACCACTGTAGGACGTCCGGATGTTTTACCATTATGCCATAGTCTTATAGCATCAAATGCATCACTAATTGCTATACCAGTATTGTCGCTACCTGATAAAGTTTCTAAACCTGCAAGTTTTTGACTGTATATATTTGCGCCTTTTGCCCAGCCATAAGTACTGCCAGCAGCAATACCAGCACAATGTGATCCATGGCCATCTCGATCTCTATAATGCTCAGTAGATTGGGTACCAGAAATACCACTTACAGTATACCAATCAATTTGACGTAGTCTAGATCCGCCTGACAGTAACCATAACTGTATTTCTCCTTTTTGAGCTGATGTTGCTAACTCAAGTCTTAAATCTTCATTAGTTTGTTCAATTGCTATTGTACCATCTGTACCAATCTCAAAAGTATTTTTTTCTGTTGTTACTGTACCAGTTCCAACGCCGCCAAATATTCTATTTCTTTCTATGGTTTCGCCGTTTGCTAAAACAAATCGTATTAAAAATTCAGCGCCATCATATTGTCCACTTGCCCATGCCGGGTCACCTGTTGTTGAAGCAAGATAATTAGGAATAGCAAAACCAAAATATGGTACATATAAATCATAAGTGGCTCTATTGTTATCAACAAAATTAAGTGTAGCAGTTCCGCCTTTTACAGTATCAATGAGCTGTATTGATGTATTATTCCATTCAGGATGATTAGGATCAATTCCGCTATCTTGTATTACTACGTCTACACCAGTTCCGTCTAGTGCGTAATCATAGTTTCCTGCGATTGTATTATTATTACCGTACGGATTAGTTTTTTCGATACACCGTCTTAGACCCCAATTTACATATTGATTTACAGTTGGTGATGTGCCGCCGATTGATCTGTAAAATGTACCTGACTGTGACGCAGAACGCATCATTATAACATCATCTCTTTGATCAGGTGGTATTTCAACGCTTAATACTCTAAGGTCTCCTTTGAGTACTTCTGCTTCTTCGTCTGTTAACATCCAATGCGTCATACGCTTTGAGCCAATTCTAGGATTTGCTACTTCAACGCTTCTATTAGGTATAGGACCCATACCGGTAGTTGCTGCTAATTCACTATCAAATGCGTCAAGGTCTATACCTCTTTTTACAACTACAATATATTCTTTTTCCATTCTTAAACCTTGTAAATATAAACAGCGCCACTACCTGCTTCTTCTGCAGGGACACCTACTACTAAAACCTCATCGTCCATTCTAATTGTATAACCAAACTTATCGTTAGTACTTGTAGAGTATTTATTTGGATTAGTTAATGTGGTGACTAAAGTCCAATCCGATGTGTTAAAAATATACACTACTCCGCTTGAGAAGCCGTCATCGTCGTCTTCGTCTAATGCTCCAACAGCAAGATAATTATCATTAATTGCAATTGACTCACCAAATCTATCATTGTTGTTGCCGATGTAATTATTTGGGTTAGAAATAGTTGTTACTAAATTACCAGTTGACGGATTGTAAACATATACGCGGCCACTGTTAGTACCGTCAGTATCTTCTCCAGGACAGCCAACTGCTGCAAAATTTTCATTTAGGTCTACAGCATAACCAAATCTATCATCTGCGTCAACGGCATCATCTTTTGGATTATATATTGATTGGTCTGTTGCGCCTGTGCTGTTATTAAATAGAAAGAATGCACCACTATCGCCTTGTCCTAATGCTCCTGGTTCGTTTTCTCTCCAGTTACCTATCATTGTGTATGTATCAGTTATTGCTAAAGTGTTTATCTTTTCACCAATTTGGTCGCCTGGGTATTCGTCTTCAGTGTCTAAGTTAGGATTTTCTATACTGTGTGTTTCACTTAGTGGCCAGCCAGTTATGTTTACTCCTGCTATATCGTAAATATATGTGTATCCTGTATCATCACCTAGTCCTACAGCGTCTTCTCTATAAGCAGATGCAGACATATAATTTTCACTAAGTGCAACAGTTTGTCCAAATGCGTCACCGTTGGCCGTAACTGCAGTTGTAGCAGGATTTGGACTTCCGTAATTCATTAGTAGTGTTCCTGGAGTTGCATCATCGACTGAGTAAATATAAATCATACCATTATTGTCTACAGTAGAACTGCCTACTACTTGGTTCTCGCCAGGTGCTCCTACTAAAAGATGCCTTGAATTAAGTGCAACACTTGTACCAAATCTATCGCCATCACCTGCATTTAGTGGTGGTAAAAGATTACGGTTTTCAACTGTAAATCTATAAAATCCTTGTTTATCGTATACATAAACTGCACCTTGTGACGGTGTATTTTGTACGCCGTCTTCTCCTGGAGCACCAACAGCAATATGATTAGGACCTACAGCAACACTTGTACCAAATGCATCTGAATTAGCAATACCTCTTGGATTAGGATTATCTAATGTCCTAATAAGAGTAAAGCTCTTACCTGTTGGTTTATTATATAATGATGAACTAAATGAACTATATCTTGGCATAGAAATTATCCATAAGCTGCTGAGCTACCAAACGCCATCCATAGACCTGCTACTTTCAACAAACTTAAAGAAAACACTTGTTTTTTAAGTGCTACACCAGCTGGGGAAGTTCCGTCTAACCAGTCGATTGTCACCTGACTGCCATTAATGCTTAAGAATTGTAATGTTTGCGGAGTACTAGTTTGATCTACTACTACCGCTATGTTATTTGCTCTATCATCTGTTTCAGGAACATTACTAATCGATAAACTAGTAGGAACTGTTAAATTTGTAAGATAGTAAACTGGGCCAGTGTCGTAACTAATACTAACAGTATCACTTGGGGAGTCATATCTTGAGATAACTTCATTTGTTAGTAAAATGTTTTCTATATTAATACCGTCTGCGGCATTAAACGATATTGTGCTGGCACTAGTAAATGTCGGAGCGCCTATTCCTGTATTCTGTATTGATGTAGCATTTATAGTATCTGCTGTTAGTGATGTTGCTGTTAAATCATCAAATGTTACATCATCGGTAGTGTTAAGGCTCTGATCGTAGGAGCCACCGCCGGCGCCTCCGCCTGAACTGTTAATAGTTAAAGTATTTGTAATTGTGTTAACATCTATAGTGATGTTAGACCCTTCTTTAAAGTTTAATGTATCGTTGTTGCCACTTGCAGAAAACCCTAGTCCGTCAACAACATTAATATTTTTAAATGTGTTAACCGCTGGCAATGGCACTGTAGGTTGTACCCACTGACTACTATCTTCGTCTGCTACGTATACAAATATTCTACCATTAGTACTGTCGAACCAAATAGTGCCTTGTGTTGGTTCATTTGGTGCTGTGTCTGATACTTCTACATTTGCACCGCCTGATCCGCTACCTGTTCCGGGCTCAGCAACAGTAATTGATCCGCCCATGCCGGTATGATTTTTACACCAGTAATAAAGTGTAGTAGGCGTGTCTGTTGTAATTGTAATTTGTACTTGGCGGGTTATTGCTTCATTAAATCTGTCGTAATACACAGCTCTTGTTACAGGATCATCATTTATGTAATATCTTACATTATCCTCATATGCTGTTTCTCCTGGATCTAACTCACCGTTAGGCGAAGTTGAAAATGCAAGTTGATGTTGGTTAAGTCCGCCACCATTAGGATTTGGATAATGAACGTTTGTTAAATCTGTTTGATCAAATACATATGTGTAACCTATAACAAGGTTTAGATCTGGTTTGTAAACTCCATTAAGGACATATTTGTTACCAACATCGTCACCTTGTGCTGATGTAACACTAACAGCATAGTTTACTGTTGCAACTTTAGCATTAGCAATATTCCTTGCTAAATTGTTTTCAGTAACAACAGAATAACCTCCAGCTAGTTTTCCGCTATAAACTCTTAAGGTGTTTGCTTGCTTGTCAAAGAAGACTTCACCACTTGACCCTACATTACGATCTAAGAAATCGTCAGGTCTTGGTATAATGCGTATTCTATCTACTACTGGTGCTGTATTTGATGCCATATTATAATCCTAATCTACAGTAGTATTTATCTGAAGTTTAGTATATAACTCGCTTGTAATGTTTCCAGGTATCTAAAAAATAATTAAATGCTTCTTCGTCATTCATTGTTACGAACTGTTTACAGTGACTTATTACAATTCTAAAGCCGGCCATGCGCCTATGTTGTACAGAATAATTAAGCCAATTTGCATGTGCATCATTTGCTGTTTTAGTATCTTTATTTGCATACAAACTAATTTCTACTTTATGAAAACTACTCATGCCACTTTACTTCCTTTAACGGTTTGTAATCTACAATAAAACGATTATCTAATATAGTCGATCTTAAACGTAAATTTTTAATGTCTTTATCCTCTACAGATCTTACATTAGAATCAATTTTTTCTTTTTTTACTAAAACATATTGTGCTAACGGTGTGCCTGCAGGAATTGTTGTATTACTATTTAATTCGTGCCAGTATAATTGGACATTTAAAAAATTAGGACCTTCGTCTCCGTCTATAAGACCTGTTGCAGCTGTAAAACTATGATTGTCTGGATATGCAATAGGCATACTCATTAAATAATATCCTTTAGGAACATAAACTAACCATGGCGATTGTACTTTAATTACTGTATCTAAAGTATTCTTTTTATTAGTTTGTCCAAAAATAGATTCTGAATGATGTGAAATATAATCCCATTTCCAAATATGATCGGCATCCATTGTGCTTTGACTTACGGGCATTGCCCATTTATAAGATACGCCATCGCCGTTTGTTTCTATATTAAAATCACACCAACTACGAATTACCCAGCCTTCTCGCATAATTTTGTGTATACCAGGGCATCGTGCAATATGAGTAAGTTTAGAATTTTGTGTATTTTTTTGCTGTGTTTTCCAATCTTCAATTGCTGATTTAGTCCAGTTGAATTTTATTTTACCAGCAGGAACAATCGGCATAATTTGAGTTATCTCTGGAAATAAAGATACAAACTCTATTTTAGGTTTTTTCTTAAACCAATTAAACACGAACCTTGCCTTTGTAAAGTGTGTCTATTTGATTCATCATAGAGTTAGTTACAGACCAGCATAATACATCATCTATATGCACTACATGAATTTTGCCATCAGGCTTTGAATAAAATACAATGTGCTGTATTTGTTCTTCATCCTCGCCTAATACATCTTCTACAGTAATAGGCGGTTCTGGTAAAATTTCATCCCCGTGTTTACTTGCAACTACTTGTATGTAAGTTGTGTCTTTGCCTTTAAAAGTAATTATAATATCTTTTTGTGATAATACAGCATTGAACCAACCTACATGTTTTACTCTGTCTTTTTGCACTTTACGTGCTGTATATTGGTCTTTTGCTTCTCTTAAAGTCTGTGTATAAGTTATAAACTCATCTGTATGATATTCTGTAAGTGGCATTGTTATCTCCTAAAGTGCTTTTTATACATACGTTTAAGTAACGAATTGTTATGATTGAAAGAATGTGTTTTCCAAAAAATTCTCTTCTTAAAAAATCTCCAATCTGCTTCGGTCATATCTCTAATAACATGTTCGTATTTTTCTTCCGTAAGTGGAATAATATGTGCAATCGGTGTACCTGCTGTAAGTTTACGTTCTCCGTTTGGTATATTCCAATACCCTTGTATATTTAATTCAGTATTAATTGCAGGGTCTAATACTCCAATTGTAGATTCAAACTCGTAGCGGTCGCTGTATGCAACAGGCGTAATTAACAACTTAACATTTTTTGGTGTAACTATATGCCAAGGTGTGTTTAATTTTACAATAGCTTCTATACTATGCGGTCTCTTAGGTATCCATTTAGTTACATCAGGCGGTTGACTAGTTACAGTATCCCCTTCGTATAATTTTGATAATGTTTCGCTTGGAGTTATATACTGAAACCCTTGTTGTCCTGCTTGTGTTTTAATAATAACATCGTGCCATAAAGGCAATATAAATCCGTGATTGTATAAATCAAAAATACCAGGACACTGATACAAGTGACTAGGTAAGTTTCTATCCTTAGTATCTACATAATTTTGTTTACAACGAGACATCCATTTAGGTCTAAAATCTTTAGCAGGAATAATAGGATATGCTTCTGCAACTCCGTCAATCTTACTAAAAAATTCTATTTTATCTTTTTTCTTAAACATCATGTTACCTGTAATGTAAATGCGACATTCATTCTATCTCTATCTGATTGGTTTACTTCTACTTCATGCGGAACCCAAGCAGGCCATAATATTAGCTCACCGTCGTGGGGGTGTACTAAAACTTCACGTACAAACGGACTAATTGTATTACAATCATTTAAGACATTTGCTGGATTTATAAATTTTAATGGTCCTGTTTTTGTGCCTTGTATATAATACACAGCGGCAAAACTATCTGCTACATGACTATGCAAAACATTTTTACTTGCAGGCTTGTTAATATTTGACCAGTAATCTAAGTTAATATGTCTCTCTACTATATGTTCTTTAAATGTACTATCTAAATTACTATAGTAATCTATTGCTTCTTCTGCAAGTGTCTTTACACCGTCTAATAACCAATCAATGCCGTCATACTTAACAGTACTACGCCAACAACGGTCATTGCTGTTTGCAATTTTGTCAACATTATTTTCTTGTGCTACTAGCATTTGTTGTTTTAGATTAGTAATTTGATCTTCATTACCTACTCTACTAACAAAAAAATCTGATCTAAATAAATTTACTCTTGCCATTCTTTGTACCATTTCTTTAGAAATTCATAGTGATTGCCAAATAGCTCTTTAGAACTATCAACTCTTACATCTTGTACTTTCATAAAGTGTTCAATATACTTTTTTTGTTCGTCTGTTAAATCACATCTTGCATTTGGGTAAGCGCCGCCAGCATGTAACATCGACCACCATTGGACACTATTAAACATACTGTTAGGACTAAAAAATATAAAATCCTTAGGATATGGATAATATTGACTTAGAATCATTCTAGCATCATCTGGCAAGTCTTCAATACGTTGTTTACGCACATCTTGCCAGTAAGGTGTGTCGTTTCTAGTACTAAAATAATAGTGTGCAAAAATAAAAGTAAGTATTTCTACGTTCATTTCGTAAAAACCTCTATTAATCATTGCTTGCGGTTGCTCAGTCCATTGGTTACCTGAAAGATTTAATAATTCAGTTAATGATGTTACTAATGCTGTAGTAAAAGTTATACCTGTGGCTTCTAATGGTTCTATAAAGCCTGCCGCTAAGCCAACGCCTACAACATTTTTTACAGCAATATTTTTATAAGATCCTATACGCATTTTTAAATGGTTTGCTGGTGCATCATACTCGCCAATTGATTCACGTAGTTCTGCTTCTGCTTCTTCTGGTGTGATGTGTTTAGAACTATAAACATATCCATTACCAACACGATGATACGTAGGAATAGTCCAACGCCATCCAGCATTCATAGTAGTTGCTTTAGTATAAGGAAAACATTCTTCTTCTGGATTAGTATATTGTGTTGGCATAGCAACAGCACTGTCGTTTAGTAACCATTTATTGTAACTAATAAAATCTTCTTTTAAAGTTTTGCCTAATAAAATTGATTGAAATCCACTACAGTCAATATACAAATCACCTGCATATTCTTTACCATCAGCATCTATTAGTTTTGTAATACCGCTAACATCAGTACCAACTTGTACAATTTTTGTATCAACATAGTTAATTCTATCTAGTATAAGTTTCTTGATTGTATCGATAATATCGTACGCACTAAAATGTACAGCACCGTAACTATCTAAACCAACATTAAAGTTTACATCAATTTCGCTATCTAATTTTGTTGCTGTGTTACTTTTTGCTAATCTATAAGCAGGATGCCATTTTGCAAATTCTGAATACGGTTTGTCTATAAAGTATTTGCTTACAGGAATATGCGGTGCTGGAACAACATTGTTGACAGTGTCATTGTCAACAAAATAAGGTTCATCATTCCAACCTGTAAGTTCTACACCATATTTAAAAGAAGCATTACTAGGCTTCATCCAGTCTTTTGCAGTAATGCCACACTTGTAAAGGAATGAAGCTGTAAGAGGTTGTGTGCCTTCTCCTACACCAATTGGTCCTTTTGATGCATCTTCAATTAATTGTATTTCAACAGGCTCTGTTAAATTATTAGTCAAGTAAGCAGCTGTAAGCCAACCACTTGTGCCACCACCAAATATAACTATCTTTCTTACCATTCTACTTCCTCTATTGATATTAATTCTTCTTCAGGTTTAGCAAGTACAATAATATATAACCCGTTCCACCAGCTTTCTATATCTTCTACATCACATAATAACATTTTTTCATATGCAACTTCAAAGCCTGCTTTGTTAATGCCGTTTCTTGCACCTTCAACAACACCATCCCAATTTGCATCATCAAATATTAAAACAGCTTCTTTAGCGAATACATTTTTGTAGTGAAGTATAGCTTGCTCAGTACTTGTTGCATCATGAGGTCCGTCATAAAACCACATGTCTATTTTACCGTTGTATTGTGATACATCAGCTTCAAATAAATCATTATTAATTACATCAACAGTGTTGTCTTTCTTATACGATTCTAAATTATTTAAAAAGTTTTGTTTTTCATTATTTGGTAACTTAGGAACATTTGGATCAGCAGGTTGTATGTTTTCTTGCCAGTTGTCAATCGCTACAGCATTTAAGTTATTGTCTTTAATTGCTCCACAGAATGTTGCTCCTTGTGCTACACCTACTTCCATATAATGTTTAGATCCACTAGCAATATGATTTAATACTGTTTGTACTCTAGGACTTGTTAATCCAGGTATACGTGTGTTTACAGTTGGAACACCGCTTATCAATATACTTTCTGCTACGTGTTTTACTTTATTTGTGTGTTCAATTTTAGATTTAACTTTGTAAATATCATCGCAAAAATGACATTCCCAACAATCAAATTTACAATTTTTAATTTTTTTACGCCATGCATCAATTGGTCTATCTTTTAAATTTGTACTTACTAAGTATTTTTCAAAGTTATCATACAGTAGCGGTTCCCCTGAAGCCCAACGTTTTACAATATTCATTGTTTCATATAGTCTGCTTACAGCTTCACGACCGTGCATTTTAAAAACATCAATACCTAGCTCATCTAAATATTCTTCCCAGTCTTCTCTCCAAGGAGTAATATTAGCTGTCTTTAAATGTATACTTGGATCATCAACATCCCACTTAGGACAACTTACTCTACTAATAGGATTATTGAAATATTGTGGTTCTCGACCTGCTCTAGTATTATTGTATTCAAAGTGTTCAACCATCATTGGACAGTTGCCTTTACATCCTTCGTTTGCTAACAAACTATAGTGTATGTCTTTGCCATAATTTTCTTTAATCCAAACCTTTGCTTCAAGTAATCTTTTCAACGTGTCTCTATCACGCATAAGATCTCTATCAAGGTTAATATAATCAAATCCGTACTTTGCTAAACTTACAATTTCTGATGCTACTCTAACATCTCGTAATATAGTATTTTTTATGTATAATTCAGGAAATGCTTTTTGAATTTGTCCTGTTGCCATCCAATGTGTATGCGGAATAGTTGCAATACGTACACCTGCATCGTAAACAGGCTTAAAGTTTTTAATAAATGTATCTAAGTTTTTTTGACTAGGTGGTACTTGTATATTATTAAATGTAGCACTCACTGGTACGCCTGTTTGCTGTTGCACAAACAATGCTTGCTCAATTGCTAACTTATAATCGTCATCTTCTACAAAGATATCGCCCATTGCATCTTGTGCAAATGGAGCAATTCTACATGTAAAATATACGTCTTTGATGTGATCCTTGTACTCTCTAATAAAATTAACAAACTCTATATATTGTTCGTTTGATAACTTAGGATTTAGAGGAATACTAAAAATTTTTCTCATTCATTCTCTTCCATAAAAAAAGGCACTATACTGTATACTTAGTATAGCACCTTTTTGTTAAAAAGTAAAGTGATTATTCCGGATAAAGTGTTTGTGTAAACTTTGTTGTTGCAAATTGTGGAGTTTTTTCTGTATTTGCTGTAAAAGCACAATCCCATTCAAAATATGTTGCCATATATGTTTGAGTTTCTTCTAATCTTGCTAACCCTGGAACTTGAGCTCTAATTTGCACTAGGCCGCCATCGTTATCAAAATTATTTTCTGCCCAATTGAGCATTTGTGCTTTTAATAGTGCTACAGTGTTTGCTTCGTCAATTGAAGTTAATCTATATGCAACTTTTTCGTAATCATTATCACCAAAACTAGTTGGCTGAAGGATATCTGCAGGATTAGTTGTACTACGCATAATAGCAACTTCCCCGTTTAGAGCATTAGTAAACATACGTGCATGAAACATATCTTCTGTAATAGTCGTAGGTTTTAGCCAATCAATTTGAGGAGTGCCTGTTACTCTAGCAAAACTAAAGTGCCAGTCATTTCCTATTATATCAATTTCAGGAACTAGCCTAGGATCATTACTAGGTACTGTTTCAAACATTATATATGTCATTTATTGTCTCCTCAGAGCCTCCGTTTGTTGGTGTTGGGTTTTCTGTCTTACTGTATTTATCTATCGGTGCTAGTAACTCTTTAGTATCAACTTTGCCCTGTAATCTTAAATTTTCTTCTGCAGCACTTTGTAATTGCAAGTTGTAACTTTGTAATTTTGTGCTATAGTCCATTGTTAATGCTAGGATATCTGCTTGTTGTTCAGGTCCAGTGCTTAGGATAGCATCCATGTTACCTGTACCAATACGTCCATAAAAAATCATGTCTGTTGCTGCTTGTTTAGCAAGTCTATTAGTCCAATACTGTGCTTCGTAAATATCTTCTTCGTCAGTATTAAGAATATCCATAAAAGTACGTCCACTTCCGTCTGGTACTAATGCTTCTTCGCTTTCTAAAAATTCTTCTAAGAGATCTAATAAGTGTTGTCTTTCTAAATACCAATCTTGCAATCTACGTTTTGACATAATATGATTACGTTCTGAATTCCATGCTTCGACACTTGCAAGTTCTCTATCTAATTCGTCATGTGCTTCTTCGGCCATACGTTTGAAACGTCTGACTTCTACGTCATACTTTGCAATTTCGTACTCTATGTTTTCAATTGATTCTTCTTTAGATTTAATTTCTAATAGATACTGTCTTAATTTACTATACGGTGTAATTTGAGCTTGACCTACAAACCATCTTAGCTTGTACTTAGGGTTGGTCCATTCTTTGTTAATTGCATAACTAATTGCACCCTTTTCGCGTTCGTTAAGCATTGAAGTGTCTGTATTGACAGAACTTTCATATCTGTGATCAGACATGTACTGCTTTCTACGATCGACATTTTGTACATCATTTGTCATATTAAACTCCTTGATATTAATATATGAATATTTACCAAGTTAATCCCTCCAAGACATCGTTGCTGAACTTTGTCCATTAACTCCTTTAGCATTAAGACTTGAGCCGCCTGTAATACTTGATCTAGTAGTGTATGTAAATTTAGCACTACTTACAACGTGTGAGCCTTGATACCAACCAATAGCATAACCCCAATCTTGCCCTGCAATCATGTTTTCTTCGCCGCCATAATAACTCTTTGAACCAATAACGTCTTGGGTTGTATCGTTGTAAAAGTTTGTTTCTCTCCAGTTTGAACTTGGATTGCTTTCACGTCCGCCATACATGTTAGCATGCTTAAACATTAAACAGTGTTGATGTTTGTCGCCTTGTGGTGCTGTTGCACTACGAGCAACTGGTGTTTCTGTTGCCCATTTAAACGCTTGGTTATTGTTTGTCCATATGCCGTAATTTTCGTGTTGTAGTCCCCAAATACCACCTGATGTACTTGAGTTTCCGTATTGTGAACCAAGTGTTTGAGTAATCATATTGAAACGTCTAATTTGACTACTGCCGCCACCTGTAATCCATGCTGTTTCTAATCCTTGCTGGATAATACCAATATTGTTGGTACTCCAAGTGTGTGTTCTAGTGTATCCACTTGTTAAGTTATTTTCTGTTCTATGATTGTAACAAGTAATACCATTTGAACTTACACAGTGACCGTTAGCAGCTCCGCCTACAGTCCAACACAAGTTTGTGTTGTGCATGCTGTCTTTGTAGTTGTGACCCTTTTCTTGTTTTCCTGATAAGTCAACTGTAGTATCTGTAGCAAAATATGTCTTGTTTGTTTCGTCCCAAACAACACTTGAAGCATATCCGCCATGTATATACCCTACTGTTACAATTTGTCTAGTAAGGAAAGGTATAGCCATGTTGGTCCACGTAGCACCATCTTTATCGTGATAAATTTCTACCCTACCAAAGTTACCGTTGTATCTTATATCGCCTGCTTCGTGTGCGCCGTCTCCTGCACCAGGTAATGTTAAGTGTCCAGTATCATCAATATTTGTGTTCTTTAAATTAGCCATTAATTATCTCTCCATGCGCCTAGTCCTGAACTTGAACCTGCCTTACCTTTTGGTTCCATAGATGTTCCTCCTTGGAAGCCTGCTTCTGTTACGTAATTCCATCGGAAACTTAAATTATTTTGGGAACCGTTAAAGCACCCTAATTGATAACCATGGTCTTGTCCCATTGTAAAGTTTTCTTCACCGCCGTTTACTGGTTTAGCATAAGTGCCTGAAGTAGTTCTAGTAATCCAGCTTGTTCTGCGGAAGTTTGCTCCGCCTGCATAACTACCTTCGTTGCCTGCCCAAGTAAAGTTTAATTTACTATGTAGTGTTTTTTGTTGGTGATGATTACTTGGGAATGTTCCTCCCCAAGAACCATATGTTTCTGTAATCATATCAAAGAAAGTACCAGTATTGTTTCTAGTAAACATTCCTTCGTTTTCCCAACTTGCTCCCCATGCGTCAGCTGTTGATCCTGCTGGAGCTCCAATACCTACAGTTGATTGTGTTTCAGTCTGCATATTATATCTGTCAAGTTCTGAACTACCTGACGTCCATGCCATGTAGTGTTCTCTCCAAATAGTACCGTCTCGTAGTTTGCCGCCGCTAAGGTTTCTGTCAAATGTTCCTGTGTACTGTTGATCAGTACGCATGTTAAATCCTATAACATAATTAGATGTAACAACGTGTCCGTTACCAGCACCAAATACCCATGCTACGTTTTTACTACATGCACCTGCTTGATAGTTAAACGAACGTTCTAATGAATTGTCGCCTAAATTAACTGTTGTGTCTGTTGATATAGATGTTCTGTTAACATTATTCCATGCACTTGAGCTTTTGTATCCGCCTAACATGTAGTTAGTTGTAATATGTGTTCTTTCTTTAAATGGTATTGCTAAACTTTGCCATGTAGCATCTGAACTAAAAAATTCTGCGTTACCAGTATCTGCATTCATTCTCAACGCACCTTGAAGTGTCTCTTGAGTTGCTGTAGTAGTGTTATACTTAACAATTACAATACCTGATCCGCCGTTACCGCCGTAGTTATTAGAGTTGTAGTGAGCACCACCGCCACCACCTCCGCCGGTGTTTGCGCCTGCGTTACCGCCTGGTGTATTTGCCCAAGTACTTGTTCCGCCACCACCGCCGTCTGCGCCGTTATTATAACCTACGCCGCCGAAAGCAGATCCAACAGCACCGCCACCACCGCCACCTAAGCCGCCATCGCCGCCAGTGTTTGAGTAGCCAGAGCCACCTCCGCCTCCACCAAAGAAAATAGTTTCTCCAGTGATTTTAATTTCTGCACCTTTACCACCATGTGGTCTTGGATATGACTTACCTGGTTCGCCAGCGCCGCCGCCTCCACCTGGATACCAATGTCCTGAGCCCCATGAACCATCGTGTCCTTGTTCTGGATATATTGATCTACCTCTTGAGCCGCCGCCATAACCGCCGTTACCGATAAGTCCGTTATTATTAATATCAGTGTTTGCGCCACCACTTGGAGGAACAGCACCACCTGATGCTCCGCCACCTGATGCTCCATCACCTGCTGGTGAAGTTGATCTATCGTGAGCACTTGCACCACCACCGCCACCATATGCTATGGCAGTTCCAAAACGTGAGTCTCCGCCGCCGCTACCTTTTGCTTGACCTACACCTGCGGATGCACCTACGCCACCTCCGCCTACTGTAACATCTATAGCCTGACCTGGTACTGTCGGATATGTACCATCATAAATTACACCACCGGCTCCGCCGCCACCGCCCATATCCGAGCCGCCGCCTCCGCCGCCGCCTACAACTAATATTTCAACACTATCTACGTTAGCAGGTACAGTCCATTGGGTAGAACCTACACTAGTAAAGTATACAAGCGTTCCTGCAACCGTTGATAATCTTTGTGCAGTTGTTCCTGTAGGTAAACTTAAATACCCTGTGTCGTTTATTATTGTACTTTTTAGTATAGCCATTCTTTATTATCCTTGATTGTAATACCTAGTGCAGTCAATGTTGTTTTTCTTCATCATAGCCATCATACTTTGTTTTGTTTCTTCTGGACGCATTGCTCTGTTGTAGATTAATATTTCTGAAATTTGACCTGTTGATTGTTCTGAGGTCATAGTGTTACCGTATATACCTACTACAAACCCGTTAGGGCCTTGCGATCCACCTGTGTCTCTCGGTCCAGCTAGACGCTGGCCGTCACACCAAAATTCATAAAAGTCAGCCGATGGTCTTCCAACTGCAGCATGAACACGCCAAACTTCATCGTTTTGATACCGAGTTCCGCCACCGCTTGCGCCATATATCCAACCTTCAGCATAATGTTCTACCATGCCTGAACTCCAATGTCCTATAAGCCAATTATTTCTACGACCATTTAACATTCTGCCTCTAGTGCCGCCGCTATATCTTTGACAAACAATAACAGTATATCCTTCTGGAGGATTAGTTAAATTAAATGCACCGTTTGCATTTGAATCCATTTCAATATAGCTACTGCTGTTACCTGCTGTTTGAAGCACACTTCCTGGAGTGCTAGTAGTTCTAGTAATACCTACAAGAGTTGCATCGTTGTTATTAGCAGAAATGTCATACCATATATTTCCAGAGCCGGTATTACTATCAGGGTGATTTGCATCAAAGTGTGCAACTAAATCTAGCATTACAGGTTTATCTGCACCTGTTGCTAAATCAAACCAATAGCCCTTCCAGTAACATTCAGTATAACCTAAATCAGTGTTATAACGCATTGCTCCTTCTGGAGGATTTGTAGGACGTTGTGCAGTCGCACCTTTGGGTAATGTTATTGCCCCAACATCACTTATAACTGTGTTCTTTAGATCAGCCATGTATTACCCCAGCTTCTGCTTCACATTATCGAGATCTTCTTTTAATGATTTAATTGCTTCAATTAAGTATGCACCAATTTTTGTATAGTAAACGCTTTCTGCATTTTCTGTAACAAGTTCTGGTATTACTTTTTTAACATCTTCTGCAATCAAACCAGGTTCATTTGTAGTTGAACCATCTTTTCTATCATATATAACGCCAGCCAATTGTACAATTTTATCTAATGCATTTTCAATTGGTTGTACATTTTCTTTAAGTGCAATACTTGATGTTTCTGTAATTGATGACGCTGTTAGTGCGCCGCCAACGTAACATGCTCCGCCTATGCCTACACCGCCTATAACCCTAAATGCACCCGTTGTTGACGAAGTACTTGCTGTACTTTCATCAACATATACTTGTCCTTTTGTGCCTGCACTAGTACTTCTAAGTATTAGATTACCGCCGTTGCCTTCACCGCCTGTTAGAAAGCCAACAAATAAGTTGCCTGTACTTGGCTGATATGCAAGTTTATTATTACTTACGCTTGCTCCTGTAATTGTACCATTATCAGTTGCTGTAAACAATAAGTAGTTATTATTATTTGCTGTACCAGTATCATTGGTAACGCTAATACCAGGAGTTGACCAACTTAATGTTCCTGAGCCATTAGTTGTTAATACCTGTGTATTGCTTCCGTAACCGTCTGGTAAAGTAAATGTTATATCACTACTAACACTTGCAGGACTTGTTAATCCTACCCAGTTACTATCGTCGTCATCACCAAATTTAAGTGTTGATCCAGTAGTAATTTGCATGTTTCCAGATACTTTAGTTTCGCCAGCGCCGTTAGGATCTAGTACTAGGTCGGTATCCACATCCAACGTTGTTATCGTATTATCGAGGCCTAGCATTTTGCCTAGTACCGGATCACCTGCTGTTCCTATTCCTATTCTACGCATTATTTCTTCCTTATACTGTTGATGTTTCTAAACCGTAAACTACGGCTGAAACATTTAAACTATTGCTATATACAACAATTTTCTTTCCCGCATCTAATACAATTCCTGATCTTTCTAGTGTACCGTTACCTACTAATTCAGTATCGTATTCAATCCACTCTCCGCCAGTTGGTGTATCAGCACTTGCCAATGCAACTCTAATCGTTCTGTTACCTGCGTCTCTATTACATACGCTAAGTGTAACAACAGCGAAATTATCTGCAGGCACCTCGTATACTGTTGTATTTGTAGCAGCTAATAAATCTGCTACTCCTAATCTTCCGTTTGCCATTTTAATTTTTCTCCATTATCTTAAAAAGTACTGGTATGCTAAAGGATACCCTGTAACAGGTCCAGTAAAGTTCATGTTTGCTGTAATATTTATCAACTCTCCACTTGCCGTTGTAATTATGTTTGAACTAATAAAAATGTCACCAGCTGTAACACTGTTCACGTTCAACGCGGCACCACCGCCACCAATTTGTGCTTCAATATACGCTTTAATCGCACGTTGAGTTGGCACAACACTGTCGCTGTTGGCTGTAAAGAATGGATCAGTACTAAATTCATTTACAGCAGCTGAGTTACCACCTAGTGTAACTTCACCTAATGTAAGTTCCTGTAGACCTGCAATGTTAAACGCTTCTGCATTCAAGTTTGCAACACCAGTTGCCTGTTCAATTTGGAACAAGTCACCAACTCTAAAGTTACCATCTTGGTCAGTTGATGTAAAGAACACTCGTCCTCCATCAACATCAAAAGTTTCTTTAGTTTGATCTGGGGTTTGTGTTGGTTGTCCAGGATAGTTTGTTTCTGCAAAACTACCTGTACCAATGTCTAGGAAATCGTGTCCTGTTAGACGTACTTGAGAGTATCTAATTCTTGAAGTTACTCCGTCACCGTCAGTAGGTGCGTCTCCAATTGTCATTGATGGACTTAACTGTAAGAATGCTGTGTGCGATCCTGGATTACTTCCTAAGAAACTAACAACAGTAACTAGTTTAAAGAACTGCCCTGGTAAACTTGCAAACGTAATGTTTGAACCAGCTACCGGTCTTTCTGTTAAACGTCTTACAGCAACAAATGATCCGTTTTGCAAGAAGTCTGCATTACCATTTGATGTTTGATCGTCAACTTCCATGCTTGCAGCACTAAAGCCTGTACCTCTGTTTGCAAAACTAGGATTACCTAATGCTCCGTCTCCAAGTCTATTTTGGAATACAACATCATCAATGTTGTTTGGATCAGTAATAGTAATCGTTGGTGCCGTTGATCCGTAACCACTACCTGCTTCTGATAGTTTTACTTCAAATATTTTCTCGCTTGCAATGTTTACCCTTCCTTTAGCTCTTGCACCAAGTTTAGTTATTGCAACTTGTGTTGTTGTGCCGTCTGCTATTGATGCAAAGAACGGTTCTCTATTTGGATTACCAAATGCTATTAATTTGTATCCGCTTACATTTGCTGTAACAGTAATGTTATCCCATACTAGACCGTATTCACTATAGCATACGCTGTTAGTGTCTGCACTTGTTACTGCAAACATGCCTTGTCCATATGCAATGTCTGTTGGAAGAGCTGCACTCTCAGTACCAATTGTAGTTGCTGTCCAGTTAACACCGTCTAAACTATAAGCTGCGTTAACACTGTTGTTTGCTATTGCAATAAATCTGCCATTACCCCAAACAACTTTGCTCCAGTTTAAACTTGACGGCAATGATGTTGCTGTCCAACTAATACCATCTGCTGAATATGTTGCTTGGTTAGATCCTGTGCGTACAGCAACATATAAACCCATACCTCTAGTAATACTACTAAATCCTGTATTAGGTAATACACTACTTGCTAGTGTCCAATTTGAACCTGCATCATCTGAATAAGCAACGTCTTGATCATTTTGTGCTATTGCAACAAATCTATTTGTACCTACACCAGTGTATCCGTATTGTACATCAACACCAGTTGAAGTGTCGAACCCTGCTGGTAAAGATGATGTACTAAATGTTGCTAAGTCTTCACTTAACACCGCTGTACTTGATCCTGTTGCTACAGCAATAAATGCACTTGATTTAAACTGTGAACTTCCGTCATCTAATAAACCTGTTGTAAATTTATCACATTGTTGTGGAAGTGTTACACTAGCCCATGTTGTTGTATCATAACTTGTTGCTACTGATGTATCATCACTTAGTGCTACGTATGCACCTTTACGTCCAATACCTGTAAAGTCAAAATCAATTACGTCTCCACTTACGCCAATTGATGTAAGTGTAATTACAAGATCATTAGCAGGACTTGTTCCGCCTAATGATGTACCTGCTACAGTAATAGTTTCTAATCTTACATAACCACTACCTGCACTGTTAAGTGCTACATAATACTTAGATCCAACTCTGTCTATATTAAATGTAGCGTTTGAACCTGCGCCTGTGTATGTAGTAGCTGCTTGGTTGTTAACTTGCTGTGATGTTTCAAAGTAATCAAAGTCTACATATACGTTTGAACCTATTGTTGCATCTGTTGCTGTTTTCGCCGGTGCGCTAAATGAAACAGCTGGTTCAATTTCATAAGTTGACGAAGCATTTGGTGTAACAAGTGTTGTACCTGGAACAAAATGATCCCAGCCTGCTGTTCCATCTGATTCTTTAATAACTGTTGCTACTTTTGTACCTGCGTCATATGTATCAATTAATGCATAAAGTCCAGCACCTGCGCCACCAACAATTACAACTTTCATACCTGGGTATGAGCTGTTTAAGTTACCGTCTGTAGCAGATAATGTAATACTTGATGCATCGCCTGCCTGTGCTGTGTTACTTGCTGTTAAGTAACCACTACCACCAGCATCGCCATCTACTTGATCATCAATAACACGAGCTTGTATTAGTGCTTCATCTCTAAATTCATCACCAATTAAAACTTCGCCGCTTCCTGGACCAAATGTGTTAAATGTTACTTCAGTATAATCATTACCAGCATGTGTAAATTCTGCTGCAAGTATCATATCTTGGTCAGTAACAGCTGATGCTATTGTAGCATTGTATTGTGTTTTGTTGTCTACAATACCTGTTGTTGGTGTTTCATCTGGATCAACGCCTTCAGCAACTGAACCAAAATCACCATATGAGTTGTTACCATTTGTTGCACGTATACGTCCACCTGTTTCTGCAAGGTAGCCAATGTGTGAGTAGTATGTAAACACTGACACAAGTTCTGCTCTACCATTGTTAAGAATGTGTGCGCCAATACCGTCACTTATAACCTGTGTAAAATCGTTACTAACAATCGAATCGTTACCACCGTTGTGCAATGCACCGTCAATTCTTTGACCAGTTGCCGCATTACCAAATGTTGTACAGTTTTGTACGTATGGCGAACGTGCTGTAATCCACACTCTAGTATCGTCTGGACCCCAACCTGGATCAAGTGATGCATATGCACCTGCTGTCATTCTACTTGTACCTGCAGATGTTTCTGCTGTCATGTCACCGTTAAGACCTTCAAGTGTTTGTAGTCTTATACCTGTACCATTACGTAAGTAGTAGAAGTCTTCTTCTTGTGATCCTAATACGCTGTTTACATAAAATCTTGAAGCATATCTTGTTTTATATGTTGCTGGAATAGTTAAACTAATGCCGCCTGTATATGTTCTTCTATAACTTGGAGCATATTTTAAATCCCATTTCATAGCATCTATGATTGATTTGATATCTCTTTCACAAAGTGTTACATTATATTCATAATCTTTTTCAACACTCATTGCGCCTGTATCGTCAGTTACAGTAATCTCTGCGCCGCCAATAGTTGCACTAATAGTAAATGTTGTTGAGCTTAAAATATTTTTTACATAGTAAGTAGTATCTAAAGTTAATCCGCCAACTTCAGTACCAACCCCAGTAAACTTAATTGGTCTATTTTGTCTTAACCATGCTGTGCTTGTTACAGTTAACGCACCACTTGATGCTGTTGTTGCTGTAACTATATCTGAATAGTATTCATTTACATATGCAACAGCTTCTTTTGCAATAAAATCTTTATTAAGTTCAAGTTGCTGTATACCTGCATAAACGTCTTGCTGATCAGATGCTCTGTTAGTACCTTCATTACTTCCGCCTAATATAATATCATTAGTTGTAACAAATGTATTATTAATCTGTGCTAAACTTATTGCTTCTGAAACTTCAGCTCTTGCTGCATTTCTTGCAAACTCGTAACTTCCTAGTGTAGCATCTTTTTGAGCACCTGTTACTTTAGCACTTGGCTTTCTTAAGTAACTTATTGCCGCTACAGTTGATGCAAATGTTGTACCTAAACACCAATCGTATCTTGCCGCGTCTAGTAAGTACCCAACATCTCTTTCGCACTTTGCACTATCATATGTTAAGTTAGGAAAGTTTGCTGTGATCCAATTCGTTGTGTTTGTTTTAATTGTAGCAGCCGCTGATCCTAGTAGTGAGTGGTCAGTTTGTAAACCTGCCGCCGCTCCAGTAATACTAGGATATACTATAGTTTCGCTACCAGTGCCGTTGTCAACAATATTAATAAAGTCATCTAGTAAATCACCTACTGTTGTTGCACTTGTCGCATCGCCTGCTGTTCCTACTAATTGTGTTACACTAGATTGTGTACCAGGAGTAACAGTAATGTTTCTACCTACAGTTTGCATAATACCTTTTAGGTATCCATAAGCTGCTAGTGTTGCCGCTTTCTGTGCCGCAGGTAAGTTTGAACTTGCACCAACATGATATGCTTCACCAGCATTAACTGTTTGCCAGTTACCACCGTATGTTAAATCATATGCTACTGCATCAATTAAGTATCCAACATCTTTTTTACATGCTGTTTTACTATATTTTAAATCTGGATAATTTTCTGTAATGTAGCCAATTAGTTCTGCTTTTAAGAAATCTCTGTTTGCAATTATTAAGTTTCTAGCATATCCTGCATTTGGATCTGTCATTTCGTCTGCTAGTGTGAATGTTGCAATAGCTTCTTCTTTACGACCTAACGCCCAATCAGTTCTACGTCTATATAGTCTTGCTAGTTGCTCAACAGCACTTCTTACATAACCTGTTTCGTTATTAGCTAATGGATATAGTGTAGACTGTGATGTAGGATTAGTTGATGTTGCTGTTACTGAAACACCTTCAACAATGTCACCAATAATTGCTTCTAATCTTTCAATTGCTGTATTACTATACAAGTAGTCGCCTGCATCAGTTAACGTTGAATTGTTAGACTTTCTAGGTTGTACATTAGTTGCACGTAGTTCGTCACCTATAACACAAGTTTCTGCTGGAACACGTATTGGTAATACTTCGTAGTATTTGCCGGTTGCAACTTTAATAAGTGTACTAGAAATAAGTCTATTTGGAATACCTGTTGCAACGCCTGCCTCAATAGCATCTGTAATAATTTTTACAAGACCTGTAATATCACTGTATACTGATTCTGCTGTAATATTTGCATCAAAAATTTGTGCAACAACTGCTGTTGAATTATCACCATTGTTAACTTGATAATTTACAGCTGGTGCTGTTTGATTTAATACCGCTTGTATAACAGTTAGACCATAATTAATACTTGCTTTAGTTTCTGCTTTTTGTGTCAAATAAGGTGAGCCAACTGTATCATTAACATACGATAACGCTGCTTCTCTTGATTTAACATTGCCGCCGTGGGTAACATCGTGAATAAGTGCATCAACAATATAACCCATATCTCTTTCACATTTTGCACTATCGTAATCAAAGCCTGTTGCAAATGGTGCTATGTTACTTGTAATTTGTGCATCAGTCCACTCTACAATTTCACGTTGTATAAAGTATCTATTTTGTTCTAATAATTTTTTTGCATGCGGATTCTTTGCTCCGTTTTCAACTTGTTCACAAGCATAACGTATAGACTTCCATGGTCTATCAAGTGTTCTACCTGCAATAGGACTTGCCTCATCTTTACCATGAGTAGCAACATAGTATACGTCATCTGCTACACCGGAGTATGCCCATTCAGGAGCATTGTTTGCGCCTACTTGTAAAAATTGTCCTTCTTCACCAATTGGTAATCTTGCAGGTCCACCAGCCGCATAATAAACTAAATCGCCTTTGGTAGTAAGTACACTTGCTTCATTACCAATAGCAATTACTTGCCAATAAGTACCTGATACATCTAAATCTGGGCGTGAATTTTCTGCTCCACCGCCGCCTGGTTGTGTTTGGATAGTTGAAAAGTCATCACCTTCTGAGAAGTGACCTAATACACAAACATATGAGTTATCACCATAACGTGCAACATCACCTTGTAAGTATTCTACATCATCTACCCATGCGCCTCTCCAACGTAAACCAGTGTTTAGTCGTTGCCAGTAAGATGTATTAGTTGGTGTTTGATCTTGGTGATCTTGAATACAAAGATATGTATATCCACCGTATCTAACAACTTCGCCCACTCTATAATCTTGTAGAGTACTGTCATCTTGCCAGTCTCCTAAAAATCTTAATCCTTGTGAAAATAATTGCCAGTCTGTTGATTCAACTACTGGATTCTTTTCTGCATGATTTGTTAAAGCAATATATTGGTTACCACCGTAACGTACAATATCACCCTTTTGATAATTTCTTAATGCTTCCCAATCTGATTCAAATTGGAAGCCTCTTACAAACTGTTCCCAGTTTGCATTGTCTGTGCTAAACAATGTAGCAGCTGTATGTTCTGCTGTACAAATCCAAAGTGCAGCGCCATACTGTGCTACGTCATTAACTTTATATCTAGTACCGGATGTCCAAGAACTTTTGTATTCGATGCCAGCATTAAAGACATCCCAGTTTGCTTGGTTAACTTCTAGCCCGTCAGCTTCGGTTGCAGCAGATGTATGGTAAACTTTACAAACATAAGTTTGTCCACCATATTTTACAATATCATTAATTAGATATTTTGTATCTACAGTCCATTCACCTTTCCAGTCAAGTCCTTCTGCATACACGTCCCAGTTAGCAATATCAGTTTCTAGGCCTGCTGCTACTGTTGCTTGTGATGTATGAACAACTTTACAAATATATAATCTTGCACCATATTGTACAATGTCGCCATAAACATAACCTGTTGATATAGTCCAGTCACCTTTCCAAGTTTGACCGTCACTCACCAAGTTCCATTTAGGTGGTACTATTTCGAAGTCTGTAAAGAATTCCGAAGCACTTGTATGACCAATCACACAAATATATACTTTGCCTCCGAACCTTACAACATCGTCTTTATAATATGTGTTGGCAGAAGTCCATGCGTCTTTCCACACAAACCTAATTCTACCTAGTTTAAATTCTGCCATTTTGTAATGCTCCGTTATTGTATTTATACATTTTTATTGTTCCTTTAAAATTACTTCATGCCTTCTTCAAAGTTTCGAAGTAACATCATTTGTCCGACATATGAGCCACCTAATCCTGTGGTATTACCAAGTGCATTTGACCCTTCCATATGTACTGGAACAGCAACATTTATTATCTTGTTTTGTATGTTGCCTATTTCGTTAAATTCGCCGCCTAGATAAATTTGGCCTGCTTGTATTGCGTTTAATTCTAAGTCTGATCCACCAACACTTAATCTATCTGCAAGGAATGTTGCAATAGCTCTTTGTGTTGGAATAACATTATTTGAATCTTCGGAAAATGTTGGATCAGTACTAAATTCTCTTACAACAGCACCCGAGCCACCTAATCTTACACCACCTAGTGATAGTTCTGAAAGACCATCTAAGTCAAAGAACTCAGCACTAATAGTAACAACACCCGTTGCCTGTTGAACACTAAACAGTTCACCTGCTCTAAAGTTACCATCTTGGTCAGTACTTACATAGAATATACGTCCGCCATCTGTTTCGTATACTTCATTTTCAGGAGCACTTCTAAAATAGTTGCCGCCTGCATAAATGTCTGGATAATTTGTTTCTATAAAGTTACCTGTACCAATGTCTAAGAAGTCGTGTCCTGTAATTCTACACTGACTAAAGTTTTCGTTAATTGTAACTGATGTTCCATGAATTAAATCATTTTCAGTACGCATACGTGGACTAATTTGGAATTGTGCAAGTCTTGTATTATTACCTGTACCATCGTCACCTAAATCTGTTGCTATAGCTACACGATAACTTTTTAAATCATTTGGATCTATTGTTGCGTCATCTAAAATATTTGGAAATAGTAACTGGCTACCAATTGTTGGTATACGAGGTAATCCTGATATCTTAATAATATTTGTATCTGGTATAAAGTCTGCATAACCGTCACCTGTTATAGTAACTTTAGTAGTACTTGATCTATATCCAATACCTCTGTTTACCCAACTTGGTTGTGCAAGTACGCCTGAGCCTACTCTGTTTTCCCAACCTATGCCAGCTGTAAATGCATTATCAGTAACTGTAAATACTGGAGGATTTTCTTGTGTGTAACCACTACCTGGATCTAATATTTTAATTGTTTGTATTAAGCCGCCGCTTCCAAGTTTAGCTCTAACTTTTACTTGGGCTCCTGTTTCTACTTTTGAAACACCGTTAAGAGCAATATTTTTTGAACCTATAATCCAACTACCTATATCGTTTACAACACCAAAACCTATACCGTAATATGGATTCATTACTTCTAATTGTCTACCTTCCCATACTAAACCGTCTTCTGTTGTTGCCGCAAAGTTTGTGTCGTTACCGTTTAATTCACCGCCAACTACTTGGTTATCAGCATCACAGATTGCAAAGAACACACCTTCTGCAAATTTCATATCATTCCATTTCATTATAGTTGATCCATCTTGCGTAGGAACGTCTTCACCTTGTGTCCATGTTGTGCCATCAAAACTATAATATGTTTCGCCTGTTTGTAGTAACGCTAAGTATCTGTTATTTCCGTATGCAAGACCTGCTACTTGTATATTAGGAGTACTTACAAATCCTGCATCAAAAGTCCATGTTGTACCGTCTGTACTATGTCCTACAGTACCGTCATTACCTGCAACAGCAACAAATTTACCTTTACCATATGTCATTGCTTGCCATTCTGCTGATGCACTATCACCAATAGCATCGTTAGGCATGTTACTAGATGTCCAGGTTATACCATCTGCTGACTGAATTACTGTTGTTGAGTTTTCTGCAATAACAACAAATCTACCTTCACCAAATTCTATATCAATCCAGTTTTCAACAAATGGTAATGTAACTTCTGTCCAATTTTCGCCATCTAAACTATATGCAGCTTCGTCGGAGCCTTTTGCAATAGCAACAAATCTATTGTTACCTGCTTGCACTTTAAGCCAATCAATTGCTGTATTGTTTGGTAGTAATGATTCGCTCCAACCTTGACCATTATCACTAGTTAGTGCAAAGTTTGGTTTTGCAATAGCAACAAACTTACCACTACGTCCTGTACCTGTAACAACAATACTTGTAATAGAGTTTGAACTATCGTCTGAAGTACCAGAAACTTTAATAGTACAGTCGTTAGTGACATCTTCGCCACCAAGTACACTTCCTGAAATAACAATAGAGTCACCAACAGCATATCCTAATCCGCCGTCTGTAACTGTAACTTCGTACACTAGGCCGTTCTTAGTAATGTCAAATACTGCATTTGCTGCTGCTAATCCATCTTGTGTAATAACATCTCCTGTACCTGGAGTACCTTGAACATCTGTATATTCAAAAGTAGTATTACTAAATGCAATATCAATAATATCTCTACCATTTAAAATGTTGTAGTTAGTTGATGTAAATGCAGGTTTACTTGATATAATTCTTGGTTCTATTTTATATCTAGTATTAGATTCTAATGTTGCTTCAATTGGTGTTCCTGAAAGAACATGATCCCAGCCTGGAGTTTCAGTGCTTTCTTTATAAACTGTTGCTGTACTGTTTATCTCATTGTACGCTTGTATGTAACCATACTGTCCTGTACCTTTACCTGAAATAATATATATTGCTTGTCCTATGAGATCATCTTCTGTTGCTGTATCGTTTGGATTTAGTGTAATCGAAGTTGTATCACCTTGCGTTGCTTGGTTTTGAATGTTAGTGTATCCTACACCCCCAACTGCACCACTGTCTGCAGGGTTAATAATTCTTGATTGGAATAATGATCCGTGTCTAATATCTTCATGAAGTGCGGATGCGTTTGCACCTGCACCAGCTATTGTACTAGTTGCTGTTGTATATTTTTCACCTGCATTTTCATATTCGTATACAAAAATTTCATCACCAAATGCTCCTGCAAACACGCCGTCTACAGTTGCTTCGTTGTCTCTATTAAACACAGATGCCACTACAGGAACTTCATTAGGGTCAATGCCGTCTGCAATTGAACCATAAGCGCCATATGAGTTGTTACCGTTTGTTGCACGTATAACTCCGCCGCGTTCAGCTAAGTATCCAACTTGGTTATAATATGTAAACACTGACACAAGTTCTGCTCTACCATTATCTGATATCCATGCTCCAATGCCATCACTTAACACTTGTGTATAATCGTTTGCTGTCATAGACTTATTACCGCCGTTGTGTAATAATCCGTTTACTCGCATTCCTGTACATGCTTTACCAATTGTTGTTACACCTTGAATATAAGGTGATCGACGGTTGATCCATGCACTGTCATCGTTTGGTCCCCAACCTGGATCAAGTGCTGTAAACGCACCCGATGTTGGTCTTTGATACAAGTCGTAAACACCTGGTGGGTTTAGATTTCCGTCTAGTCCTTCGACTGTGCATTGTCTTAAACCTGTTGTATCTCTATGTCTAAATAAATCTACTAAATTACTTCCCACTATTGAAAGAGCATAACGTTCTGCTGATAGTATCGATCTATAAGTACCTTCATATCGCAAGTCATATATCGTAGCTTTGAAAAAGTGTAAAAAGTCTTCAGCAACTCTGTTTGTTCTAAAAACTTTATCTGGATAATTTTGTCTTACCCATGCTTCAACTTGCTGTGATAACCATTCTGCTACGCTTTCTAACTTACTTGCTGTTTGACGTCTTTGTACGTCTGCTGTTTGTATGTTTGTTCCTACTATAGCAGGATCAACATCACCACTTTCTGCAACAAAATTTATTTTTTGTTTTATAATAGTAAACAATGTTTGAGTTAAGTTTGTTTCAGATAGTCCTAATATTCCTGGTGTTTTGTTTAGTACAGTTGTATTTCCTGGTAGTGCAGGTACGTCAATATTAGAATAAAGACTTAATAAAACACTTTCTATATAGTCCCACATAGCCGCAAATTGTTCTGTTTCGTTTTGGTATTCTTCTTTTGCACCACTTGCAACTATAGTAGTAGAACGTAATTCGTCGCCCATTACAACACAACCTGCAGGAACAGTAATTGGTCCTATTTCTAGATATCTTCCTGTGTTAACTTTAATTTTAATAGGCGTTAGTGCTGGGAATGTATCTAGTATGTATTCAGCAGCATGTCTAATTGTTCTAAACGGTTTATCAGGCGATAGTCCGTATCCTTTGCTATCTGATCCGTGTATGCCTACAAATATTTCACCTGCTGTTCGAATATAATCTCTCCAGAATATATTATCAGCATCATCAATGCCAAGTAAATTATCTTGTTCGCCTATTGGTACTGATGTTGGTCCAACTGTACTTCCGTCACCAACGTTAGTTCTGCTTAGGTTATATGTAAGTAAGTCACCTAATGACGATAGTCCAGATGCTTGTCCTGCTTGTATTAATAAGTCCCAATAAAAATAACCACTACCATTATCACCTGGGAAATTATCATTTGATGCAACGTGTGATGTATTACAAACATATGCATTACCAAAGTGATAAACAACTTCGCCTACATGATATCTTGAGTCGGTTAACCATGCTTGTCCCCAAGTTTTACTTGGAATAACTAATTGCCATTTTTCTGATTGTAAATAGTCTGATGTGCTTCCATCAACTTCTGTACTACCTATTGACACAAGTGCCATATAAAGCTCGCCGCCACGTAATACCATATCACCCGGATTGTAAACAGCACCATCTTCCCAGTCACCTCTAAAGTTGTAACCGTATTGTAATTCTACCCAACTTTGTGTACTATCTTGTGATTGTGCTGGTTGGTCGTCTCTGTTGTATTTAGAAGCAAAGTATAAGTAACCACCATAACGTACAACGTCACCTGGTTGATATTCTGCTGTGTTAGACCATTCTGACTCATATTGAAAACCAGGTAGTTCTATGTTAAATTTTGTAATATCTAACTGATCAGCAAGTTTGCCTTCAGCATTTAATGTACCTAAAGCTGCTGATTGGTGTGTTTCTGTACATCTCCAAATACTGCCGCCGTATAGTACAAGATCATTTTTTCTATATAATGTTTCTCTTGCCCATGCACCTGTATATTCAATTCCACTGTGAAATACTTCCCAAGCAACATCTGCTGAATTATCTATTGTAAGTGTGCTGCCCATTCCTGCATGATACCTACAATAGTAATATAAGTTTTCAGGTGCTGTATATGGAACTGATATTCTAAGTTGTCTTATTTCTGCTGTGCCAAAATTAGCAATATAATTTTGTTGTGTTACTTCGTTACCGTCTAACAGATATGTTACGCCAGTACTATAAATTGTTCCTGCTGGGTCACCAAACGTTCCGTCAGCTTCATTACTTAGTAATAATGGATGCGGGTTTGCTATTGGGTCGCCGTTTAAATCTTCACCGCCGCCAAAAAATTTGTTAGTATCATCAGTGCCATCTGTAGGAGCACTTTGATCAAACACATATGTTTTGCCTTTAGCAAATGTAAGCTCTGCTTGCGGAATGCCGTTCAATGTGTATATGTTTGCTGTATCTTCTGCATTTCTAACAACAGCAACTTGTAATGTAGTTGGTGTTGTTATAAGGTTATCTTCTAAGAACAATCCTGATACATGAGGTTCAATACACTTGTAAACTATACCGTTGTATTTTACTAGTGCGCCCGGCCCGTAGTCAGTTGCTGTTTCCCAGTCTGTTGTATATTTTATATGAGATACTAGTAATGACCAATCATTTTTGTTAATTACAAAGTCTGAAGAATCATGTTCGTTAATACAAACCCAAAGTGAGCCATCTTTTTCAACAATATCACTAATTGCATATGTTGTTGCTGTTACCCATTGACCTTTGTATGATCTACCATCTGTCATTAAGCGCCATCTTGGTGCCGCTTGTGGTGGATTACTTTCTGGTAATACCGCAAGTAAGTCAACTTTAAATTTAGCATCTGCTGTATGTCCTTCTAAACACACATACGACTTACCGCCAACTCTTACAATGTCATCACGTTTGTATACATTGCCTGCAATCCATTCGCCTTGCCATGTATACTTAAAACGTTCTAATTTAAATTCTGCCATTTATTTTTCCTCTAGTATCCCGGTCCTGGTCCACCTGTTTCTCCAGGAATTAATACCGTATCATCTACACCTTCGCCATATGCCGGTGAACTAATGTTATTTTCAAATGTTACTTTTTCACTAACTGCTTGTACAAAATGTCCTGTACTTGCTTCAATGAAATATGTTAAGCTTCTACCGTCCCAACGTAGTTGTGGATAACGTAAGTTAGGATAAACAATATCTTTATTTTCATCAATACCGTCTAAGTAATCAATACCTTCTTCAAAGTCTAAAAAGTTTTCTTCTGATATACCTAAATCGTTAATTGTAATACTGTTTGTATCTCCGCCTGCAAGTTGATCAACTCTAACTAAAAATAATTCACCATCGTCATTTCTACGTAAACCGTAAAAATATCTTTTGATAAATCCGTTTTGTACGTCTGTTGGGTTACTTCCTATATAGTGACTCATTATACTATCTCCACAAAACTTGCTACAGCATCAACAGCATCGTCTGTACTTGCAACTACTTGCACACAATTATCAGGTGCAACAATAAGTTTTTCACCTGTTGCAACAACACGCAAACTTGTATTTGCTGGAAGCAACGTATCTTTAATATAATGTCCTGTAACGCTTGTATCATCTTTTAGAAGTACACTAACGTACACAAAACTATCAGTAAGATTAGTTAAACTTAACCCTATTACTGTAACTCGAGTTGCTGAGTTAGTTTCTATAATGTCTATAGGTTGTGTTCCTACATTGTTAATAACTTTATTTTTAAATATCGTTGCCATTTATTATCCTAAGTATAAAACCGTTTCAATTGCTAAATCTGCTGCGTCTGCAGGATTAATTCCTGATCCTGCACCAGCTGAAGATGCCCAGTTTATGCCATCAAATATTTCAACTCTGTCGTCTTCAGTGTTAAACCTTGTCATGCCTATTTCTCTATAAGCAACTGCAGGTCTTTCTGCACTAGTACCGCTTGGTATAACAAGTCCACCTGTTCCAGCAAACTTGACATAACCGTTGTTTGTATTTTCAAACTGAGTTATACTATTCGATACTGTATTTATTATCCTGTTGCCATCGAAGGCAAAGTTTTCTATTTGTACTCTACCAGTACCTGCTGCACTTAAAACTAAATCTTGATCAGTAGTAAGTGTGCTAATCGTGTTTTGCTCTATTTGTACATCATCTACTTCAAATCTATCTGCATAAAATCTATTTGAATCAATATCAGCTCTTACATTATTTTGTGTATAAAATCTAATTTTGTTATCATTTTGACCTTCAACAAGTTCTGCTGTAACTTTTGTATCACCGTCTAAATCTTCAACACCTTGTAATATGACCCAGTTAGTTCCGTTATAGCCTTCAAATCTATTTGTATCATTGTTATATCTAATAAAACCAGTAGCTAGTGATGGTGTAGCAATAAATGGTCTTTGTAGAGTTGAACCAACTGGAATATTAATTGCACCTGTGCCAGAGAATATTGTATAACCAGTAGCTGCATCCACCAGTAAAGTGCCGCTGTTATCTAATGTTGATCCGCTAATACTAAAATTATCAATAGTAACAGAGCCTGTTCCTGCTGTGCGTAATTCTAAATTGCTATTACTCTGTGTTGTTGTAATAAAATTATCATCAATACAAATATCACCAGTTGAAAACTTTTGTGCTTCAATTGTTCCTGATGCTGTTAAATTGCCAATAGTTAGTGTGCCGCCAACTACAAAGTCATTTGTAACTTGTAAATCATTATTTGGAAATAATATATCTCCAGTACCAGACGTTTTTATTTCTAAATCTGCATTTGATTGTGTACTACTAATAGTATTGCCTGATATACTAATACCTTCAAAATCAGCATCGCCTGTTACAGTTAATCCGCCTGTAATATCAGTTGTACCTGTTTGTGTATATGTACCAGTTTGTACAGTATTACCTACATGAGTAACTGTACCAGTAATACCTACAGTGTCGTTTAAAGTAGTCGTTCCGCTTACTGTAAGGTCTTGTGTTGCGTCTAAATCGTCTTGGACTACTACACTACCAGTTCCATTTGCACGTAGCTCTAAGTCGCTGTTAGATGTTGTAGTTGTAATAAAATTATCGTCAATTAATACATCGCCAGTAGTAAAGTTATTTGCTTCGATAGTACCTGTACTTTGAATATCACCAACAGTAAGTTGACCACTAACAGTTAAGTCACCAGTTACACTTACATCACTATTAGGTATTAAAATGTTTTGACCAGCTTGTGTTCTAATTTCTAAATCACTGTTACTTTCAGTTGTTTGAATTACATTATTAGCAAGTTGAATATCTTCAAGTTGGACAGTGCCAGAGGCTTGTAATCCACCATTAATTACTTGGTTACCAGTTTGTGTTAAGTCGCCGTCAATTACTGTAGCACCTACATGATTAAGCGTACCATTAATTGTTGTGCCTGCAAGATTTGATTGGCCGTCGACATTCAACGTTCCATTTACTTGCATGTTGTTACTTGGTACTAGAACTTTACCTGTACCACTTGCACGTAATTCTAAATCACTATTACTAAGTGTTGTTGTGATAAAGTTTTCATCAATTAATATGTCACCAGTTGAATAACTGTTTGCTGTGATTGTTCCTGTAGCACTTATATTGTTTACAGCAAACGTTCCTTCTACAGTTAAATCATTTGTTATTACAACATCATTATTAGGAACTAAAACTCTACCTGTTCCATTTGCTGCTAATTCTAAATCTGCATTACTTGATGTAGTTGTAATAAAGTTATCATCAATTAATATTTCTTCAAGTTGTAGAGTTTGATTTACTATAACTTTATCAAGTGTTGACGTACCAAGTACCTGTATATTGCCGGTGTGTGTTACATTACCAGTTACTTGTAGTGTTCCGTTGATAGTTGTGTCAGCAAGTGTTGACAAACCTATAACATCTATGTTATTATTAAATGTTACATCATTGCTAGGTACAATTATTTCGCCTGTACCGTTTGCACGTAATTCTAAATTGCTATTACTCTGTGTTGTGGTAATAAAATTATCATCAATTAAAATATCACCAGTAGTAAATCTATTTGCTGTAATTGTACCTGTACTTGTAATATCATTAACAGTTAGTGTGCCGCCTACAGTTACATCATTAGTAATCTCTACATCATTATTTGGTACAAGAACTTTGCCAGTTCCTACAGCACGTAATTCTAAATTAGTGTTTGAAGTAGTAGTTGTGATAAAGTTATCGTCAATTAATATTTCTTCAAACTGTGCTTGCCCTGATACATCAATGTCTTGTGTTACTGTAACATTACCTGTAATATTACTGTCGCCTGTTTGGTTAAAATCACCAGTTAAAGTAAATGTTCCATTAACAACAGTGTCTTGTAAATCAGTATCGCCACCTACTGTAAGGTCATCATTAATTTGAACATTGTTGTCTGGTATTACTATTTTACCAGTACCTGAAGCACGTAGTTCTAAGTCGCTGTTACTGTCAGTTGTAGTAATAAAATTATCTTCAATTAAAATATTACCGTTACTAATTTCTCCAGCAATATTAAAGTTACCTGTTTGTGTAACATCACCAGTGTGTACCACTGATCCTATAATTGTTGTATCTTTTAAATTAGTTGTGCCGTTGACTGTTAAGTTTTGTTCTATAACAACATCACTGCCATTAATTTTAACATCACCGGAGCCAGCCGCATCAATATTAAGATCTGTATTTGGTGTTAATACAGTAATATTATTGTTATTAATATCAATTGTGCTATTTGTAAAGTTTGTCGCATCAATTGTAGTTCCAATTAATGTGTTTGCTTCTATAGCGTTAGCAAATAAATTATTGCTAATTCTAAAATTATCATTTGGTATTAATATTTCGCCTGTGCCATTAGTACGAAGTTCTAAATCTGTATTACTTGAAGTAGTTGTAATAAAGTTATCGTTAATTAATATTTCTTCAAATTGTGCTTGTCCAGTAACAGTAAGATCAGCACCTACGTTAACATCACCAATAACTGTTTGGTCACCTGTTTGTACAATGTTACCTGTAATAGTTAGGTCGCCTTGAATGTCTACATCTTGTAAAACACTGTCGCCGCCTACTGAAAGCTCACCTGATATTTCTACGTCTGCACTAGGAACTAAAACTCTACCTGTTCCACTAGCACGTAATTCTAAATCTGCATTTGAAACTGTAGTTTCTATAAAGTTGTTTGTAATTCTAATGTCGCCCATGTCAGCGCCATTTGCATACAACCACTTCCACATTTTATTATCAGCACCTAAGTTGTATGCTGTATCAATGTTTGGTATTAGATCACTATCAATGCCTGCTACAATTTGTATTGTATCACTTGCTTCGTCACCTATTGTAATGTTGCCGCCTATTGTAACATTCCCTGTTACATCTAAACTACCATCAACATTTACATCGCTGTTTAAGTTTAATGTTTGTGTTAGCGGACTAATATTAATATTTCCACTTAAACTTTCAATAGTGTTTCCACTTATTCTTAAGTTACCAGTGTCAATTCTATCGCCGCTTACAAAAGTTGAATTGCCATTACTTGTAAACGTAACACCTTGTGTTAAATCTACATTAAGTGCATTTGCAACAAAGTTTACAGTACCGTCATCTTGGTTTACGTAAAATAGATCACCTACTCTAAAATCACCTTTGTGGTCAACTGTGTTAAATCTTATCTTAGCATCATTTAATTCTATTACTTCGTTGTCTTGTAATACCGTGCCTGCATCATTAGTAACTTCTTTACCATTACCAATGTATGCTAAGTTTTGTCCAATAGCATAAACAATAACGCCTGGTCCATCACCGTATAAGCCGTAGTTACCATATACACTAGCACTACCAATCATACGTATTTCAGCACCAAAGTCTCTTACATCATGATTTAAAATTGTTGTTGCTGTTACGCCGCTTCCGTTTGATATGCTTTGCGGTGTTGTATCAAAATCTATAAATTGTACATTTTTGCCATCAATTACAATAACATCATTGTCAACACTTTCTGCTGTTACAGCAATAGTTGTAGAACTATCTGTAGATGTAAATGTAATTGTGTCGCCTGCTGTAAATGTTCCTCCAGCAATGCCGCCTAAACGTACACGAGTTTTACCATCGTTGTACTTTCCTGCTGTACCGTCAAATGCGTACAAGCCTCTATTAGCAAAGTATGTAAATGAGTTGAGCCATTCTATTCTAACACCATTTGTTGCTATTAATGTATCAACGCCTGGTGTAATAAATGTTACAGCATGGAATAAACAACTTGCCTCTTTTGAACTTGCATTTACAACACTACCATCTAAGTATGCACCAGCACCAGCATCTGCACTGTTAAACCCTCTAGGATCTTCTGCTGTAAGTGTTGTACCTTTTGTAATAACTGTAATGTTTTTAATGTAAGGACTTCTACTTGTAACCGTCATATTAGTTGCATATTTAAATGCATAACCTGGACTATAAAAGTCTTTAATTGTTAAGTCTTCAACAGTTGTTTCACCGTTTAATAAAAACGCATCATTTGTATTAGTTCCAACTGTAGGAGTAATTGTAACACTTCTTAATGAGTGACCTTTTACTGTTACTCCTACTGGTATTGTTAGAGGAAATGTTTCTTCATAAGCACCAGGATAAATGTAAACAGTATCACCTGTGCTTGCTTGTGTAAGAGCTTGTCCTACTGTTAAGAATGGATCTTGCGGGTGTGTGCCTGTTCTTGCATCATCACCATTTTTTGCAACATAAAAAATGTTGCCTTGACGTAGTGTCATATCTACGCCATCTAAAACTAAACTATCTGCTGCTATTGTATCAGCATTAATTGTATCTGACCAAACTTGGTCCCAACGCTTTGTTGAATTACCTAGTCTATATGTATCAGTAACATCAGGTATAATATCACTTGCTACTTCTGCATTAAATGTTACGTTATCAGTGTCTGCATCGCCAAGTGTAATATTGCCGTCTGCACTAATATTACCAGTTGCATGTATATCGCCATTAACTTCTAAGTTTGAAAATACTTCAACTTGTCCTGTTCCGTTAGGACGTAGTTCTAAGTTTGCATTAGAATCATTTGTATTAATTACATTATCAAATATTGAAATACTTTGGATGTCAAGTCGACGTTGATAAACAACACTGTCTGGGCCTGTTGTAAGAAGATTTAGTGTGTTAGCACTTTGGATTGTATTACCAGAGATAGTAATATCAGCAATTTCTGCTATATTATCTACTATTAAATTTGTTGTACGTGCTGTACCGTTTACGTGTAAATCGTGTGAAGGAGTATTAGTTCGTATACCAATACGCTGATTGTTAACATCTAAATATAATAAGTCAGTCTCAAAAGCTAAATCTATTCCATTACGAATTAGATTCGATTTTAAGAGTGGACCCGATATGCGACCTACAGCCATTTTCTCTCCTATACACGGGGATCCTGTCCCTCTAGCCTAATTTTCGCCCTTTCGGTTCTTTGCTGGCTAACCACAGTTTGACCCTGCAAGTATGGTCGTACATTGCATTAATAGTATTTATCAATTATAGAGAAAAGGGTTGAGTTACCCTAGTATAAGAGTCCATTCGTCAATGGCTTCACCAATAACAAGTGCATCTGCTTGGCTATTATCGCCTGCAACAGATACCCATTCTGTACCATTGTACACTTCAGCGCCGCCTTCGTCGCCAGCTTCGGTATTATAACGCAATTCACCAACAACAGGAGTTGCACCCCTGTTTGAGTCGTCACCAACAGGAATTACAAATCCGTTTACAGTTGTGTTAATTTTAATATAGCCGTCATCTGTAGATGCTAGTGTTAAACTATTGTCGTTTGCTAAATTTTGTATTTTATTATCATCAAATGCTGTATTGTTAAAGAACTTAACTTTACCTGCGCCATTTGGCACTAGTTGTAATGCTGTATTATTTTCAGATGTAACTATGTTATCGGATATAGTTATATTTGTTGTTTGTAATGCTGTAGTAATGTTTACACCGTCATATGCTACACTACCTACTTTAGTTCCTGCTACCCTAAACTCAACCTCGTCGTTAAGTGCTTGTACATTTGTTTGTGCATCTTCACTGAACACACCACCAAAATATTTATTTGCTTGACTAAATCCTTCAAATAAGTTAAAATCAGTATTAAATCGCATATCACCTGGATTACCATTTGGTTCTAATGATGTTCCTGCATCGTAGAATGTATCTGTTGGGCCAAATACTGTAACAGCATCTCCGCCATCTACAGTAAGTGGTTGTGGATCATTTACACCATTACCGCCATCTAGTACTACCGATGCTACAGATGCTACTATACGTTGTGAACTATCACCAGCCGGTAATCTAATTGCACGTACCGCATCAAAGTCTACAATATCAGATGCTATTGTAATATCAAAAGCTGACTTTAAATAACTCCCGTCAAATTCTAAATCTTCAATAAACACTGTGCCGCTACCCGATGTGCGTAACTCTAAATCGCTGTTATTATTAGTTGTTGTAATAACATTTTGGAATATTTCAATATCATCAGTTGACACAAATTTATTTGCTGTAACAATATTATTAATTACAAAGTCTGATGCTGAAGCAGACGCTGCAGATAAATTATTATCTACTTTACCTTGTTCAATTATTACATTGCCAGTGCCTGGTGCTGTAAATGTTAAATTGCCTGCATTATTATTTGTTATTGTATTGTCTTCAAACGTAAAATTGCCTAAATCTGTTTGTCTATCTACAATTAAGTTTGTTACTGAAACATCGCTACTAATAGTCCTGTTGCCTGTTTGAACTACATTTGCTGTTATATTAAGATTAGCATTAATATCAGTATCTTGCAAACTAGTTGCGCCAGTTACAACAGTGTTTCCTGTAACATTAAAATTGTTATCAATTTCTACATTACCTTGGGCACGTAATTCTAAATCGCTGTTACTGTTAGTTGTTGTTATAACATTATCAAATATTTCAATGTCAGTTGAACTAACCATGTTTTCTAATTCAAAACTATCTAATATTCTCAAACTTCCAAATGCCGCAGAGATTGCTGACATATCTTGGCTTACAATAGTATCAGTTAGAACAACATTTCCAGTTCCGATTGCATTTAATGTAAGGTCATTTGCAGTTTGTAACAATACTTGATTTTGATTGAAAGCAAAGTTTGATAGTTTAACAAGGTCAAGATTACCCGGATTAATTGTAATGGCGCCATCTACTGAGTATGTATGACCAGGTTGTGTTACTGTATTTCCTGTGCGTATTATATCGCCAGTTATATCAAGTTGTCCGTCTAATTGAACAAAAGTATTAAGTGTTGCTGTGTCGTTTACAGTTAGGCCATTGGTTATATCAAGCGGTTGCTCTACAATAACTTCACCGTCTGCGTTTGCACGTAATTCTAAATCACTGTTTGATGTAGATGTTGTAATAACATTATCAAATATTTCAATATCACCTACGTCAATAACTTCTGCAAAAAAGTCTTGATCTGCAACAATATTTGTTGCTGTTAAATCTTTTGCTGTAGTTCCTTGAGAAAATATAGCATCGTCTATTACAACTCTGCCAGTTCCACTAGCACGTAATTCTAAATCAGTATTTGATTCTTGAGATATAATCTTATTGCCATATATACCAACTTTTTCAAAGTCTTGATAATTTTCAGTTAAGACTAATTTATCAGTTGTTAGTTGTCCTGTAACAGTATAATCATTAGTGAATGTTGTATTGCCATTAATATTTGTAATGCCTGTAATTTCAACATCGTCTAAAGTGCTTAGTGTATTAACATTGAGTGCGTCAGTAATAGTAGTATTATCAGTGAACACAATATTTCCATTACCGTCTGCACGTAAATCTAAATCAGCGTTTGATATTCTTGTGCTAATAAAGTTATCATCTATTTCTATAATGCTAGGTGGTATAATTAATTCATTTAACACTAAGTCTTGTGCAATATTAACATTTACAACTTGTGCATTTGCTACACTTAAATTATTTGTAATTTCTACATCGTTGTTTGGTATTAATACTACGCCGGCATTGCGAGCACGAAGTTCTAAATCTGCATTACTTGAAGTCGTTGTAATAAAATTATCATCAATTAATATTTCTTCAAACTGTGCTTTTTGATCAACAGTTAAATTTTCTGTAATAGTTAAATTTCCAGTAAATCCTCTGTCGCCAGTAATATATGCAAATCCTGGTTGGAATGTACCATTTACCGTCATATCACTAAATGTACTTGTACCTTGTACTGTTAGATCATTATCAAATTGAACATTAGATGGAATGTAAATTTCGCCTGTGCCATTTGCTTTTATTTGTAAATCTAATGACGGTCCGTAGGTTGTAATAAAGTTATCTTCTATTAAGATTTTTTCGTTAGTTATTTCTCCTGCAATATTGTAATTGCCGGTTTGTGTTCTGTCACCAGTGTGTTGCAAACTACCTATAACGTTTAAATCTGCAAAGTTGCTACTACCTTCTACTGTAAGATTTTCTTCAATAACAACATCGCTAGTGTTAATTTTTACATCACCATCTTGATTAGTAACTTCAAAAAATTCTATTATTGCTGGATATGCAATCCAGGCGCCAGAGGGTCGCCAACCTGTGGGATTTCTTCCGCCATTAGCTGCGTTGCCGTTAACACCATCTTCTGAGCCCCAGCCAATTCGTATTGCAAAATCATTTGGTCCGGGTGTCCCTGAGTTAGTGTTTAAAAACCAAAAAGAGTTTATATCAGCAATATCTGACGTTGAGTAGTTATACCCTTTATAAACCCTTGGTACTTTTATAATTTTTCCAGTGTTATACTGTGTAAATGTAAGATTGTACGTCTTTCCTACTACTAAACTATCACGAGGGTCTGGATAAACTCCGTTGGTATTGAATCCGTCGTATCCCCATCTATAGGAGCCATAGCTAATAGTACCGCCAGTTTGTACAGCACCGCCCCATCTTTCAATAGTTCCAGTAAATATTTCACGTGGAAATGTTTCTATAATAAGGTCTTGATTAGTATTGTTAACTTGTATACTATTACTGTTTATTGTAATATCATCTGTTGTTAAAGTAGTAAATGTTGTTTGTCCTGAAATAGTTACAGGACCAGTTGTAGTTGTACTTTCATTAAATAGTGTATTATTAATTCTTACAAATTCATCAGTTGTAACTTCACCTGTGCCGGCAGCACGTAATTCTAAATCACTATTACTTACTGTAGTAGAAATAAAGTTGTCATCAATTACTATATTTTCAAATTGTGTACGACCTAGTTGACCTAAGTTACCTTGTATATCAAAGTTTCTAATAGTAAAGTCTGTTGCTGTAATATCAGCATCAACATCAATAGTAGCAACTTGTAAGTTTTGGAATGTAGACGTACCGCCAACAGTAATATCATTGCCAATTCCTACATCGTCGGTAATGTTTACTTTGCCAGTTCCATTAGGTCTTAATTCTAAGTCAGCATTGCTATCAGTTGTAGTAATAACATTTGTTTCAATTGTTATACCATTTAAATCTGCATCATTTACATATGCAAAATTCCAACGCTTGTCTTCCTTACCTAATGTAAAAGTATCGTGTTGATTAGGTTCTAAGTCTTGACTAAATTCTGTATTAAATGTAACTGTATCAGTTGGCTGATTACCTGCTAGTGAAAGTGTTCCATCAAATGTAAAGTTATTTGTTATATCTAAGTTACCAGTGAGACTAGTATCGCCATTTAGATTAATAAATGTAGACACAGGACTATCAATAGTCATGCCGCCACTTAGGCTTTCTATTGTGTTGCCGCTTAATCTGATATTTTGATTTTGTATCTTTGTTGCATCTATAATTGCAATGTTACCATTTGTAGTTACAGTTAATCCAGCAAGTGAATCTACAGTTGATTCGTCAATAGTAAGTGTACTGTTTCCTGTGTCTAAGTCAACAAAAAATTGTTCACCAACTCTAAAATTTCCTAGATGGTCTGTAGAACTAAAGTAAATTGTACCTGAATTTAATTCTTCAGTTTCGTTTGCTTGTATTGCTCTACTTGGATCATTGTCGACAAATTTGCCTGCACCTATGTATCCAAAGTTATGTTGGATAAGGTACATTAGTGTGTCATCGCCGTCTGCTACTGCACCTTTGTTTCCGTATACGTTTGCTGATCCAATTGATCTTAATTCTGCACCATATAATATTGTTGAACCGTCTGTACTTAAATGTCCTGTTGAACCATTTACAGCATACATTCCTTTGTCGGCAAAATATGTAAATGAGTTGAGCCATTCTACCCTAACTCCGTTTGTCATTGTAAGTGCATCAACACCTGGTGTAATAAATGTTACAGCATGAAATAACATACTTGCTTCGTTACTTGTACCAAGGACACTTGCACCGTCTACAAGAGCACCTTTACCTGCATCTGCACTTGCATATCCTCTTGGATCGCTTGCACTAGTTGTGCTACCTTGTGTGCTTACTGTGATGTTTTGTACATACGGACTACGTGATGTTACAGTTGCACTAGGAGCAAATCTAAATGCATAACCTACGTCATTACCGCTATCATAAAAGAAATCTTTTATTGTAAAATTTTGAACAGTAGTTTCGCCGTTAAGATGAAATATATCTCTTGAACTTGAACTACTTGGAGGAGTAATAATTGTATTTCTTATGTCATGACCTGTAACAGTTACTCCTGCTGGTACAACTAAAGGACACGACTCTTCGTATTCGCCGGGTAATACATAAACAGTGTCGCCTGCTGATACTTGCGTTAGTGCATAATCAATAGTTTCAAATGGTGCTTGTATATGTTCACCGTTACTATCGTTGTCTCCATTTTTTGCAACATAAAAAGTTTTACCAGGCGATAGTGTAAGGTCAACTCCGCCCAATGCAAAGTCTGTAGCATTTATTCTAGATACGTTTGCTAGTCTTGTATTAGTTTCTAGCCAACGTTTATCAGCTTTACCTAAATCATATGGAGCATAATTTACAGTAGTATTTGGATTAATATCACTAGTAACATCAGTATCAAATGTAACTGTGTCTTGAGACAATGCATCACCAAATGTAATATTACCTTCTAGTGTAATATTACCATCGGCATGTATATCTCCGTCTACTTCTAAGTTTGAAAATACTTCAACTTGTCCTGTTCCGTTAGGACGTAGTTCTAAAATACTGTTATTATTTGTTGTACTAATGTAATTGTCATCAATAAAAATATCGTCGGTTTTTACATTGCTACTAGTAATTTTATATCTTGCATCAAGAATTACATCGCCCGGAAACGGTTGTATTGTAGTGGTTTGTATATCGAAGTTTGCTATGTTTGCTTGTGTATCAGCAATTAAAGATACTGTTCTAGTAGTGTCTAAAATTTGTATTTCATTACTAGGTGAAGCATTGCGTATACCTATCTTGTTGCCTGTTACATCAAGATAAATTAAGTCTGTTTCAAAGGCTAGATCAATACCATTTCTTTCCAGATTGGCAAATAATAACGGACCTGAGATTCTACCTACTTGCGACATTTAAAGTTCTCCTACTTGTATTTATTGGATTACTTGTCGAAGTTATGTAGTACAGTAATAGGTTTTGCTAAGTCTGGTGCTGAAGAAAATTTAATATACCAACCGTCGGCATATGGAGCGTTAGGGCCAGTAAGATTACCGCTTACGCTCTGTTCTAGTGTGTAGTTTGTTGTGCTAATTTGAAATACGTTCTCAACAAATACCAACACGTTTTGTGCGGCTGCTGGAACAGGAAATTCTGCATCTCCGCTTGCTAATGGTCCAAATACAGTTTCTGATGCATCACCATTACCTAAACCTTGTTGTGTAATTCCAACAAGTACAGGTGTTGCTCCTCTAACGCCTGCCCATACACCAGCTTCATAAACTTCAAATCTATTGTCTGTTGTATTATATCTAAAGTGTCCATTTTCAGGATTAGCAGGACGTTCTGCTGTTGTACCTTTAGGCACACGTATACTATTAGTAGATTCCATATACACTTGATCATCTACATCAAACTGTACACCTCTACCATAGATAGTTCTTCTATTTGTATTTTGTGCCTTGAGTAATCTCATTATGTAATATCCAAATAACTCACTGTACAGGCTAGTCTACCTGTACCACTTGCTGAAGGTCCGCCGTTAACTTGTACACTGTCACCTGCATCTAACACAACTTTTTCTGTGTCTAAAGTAAATGTTTCACCTGCTGGTAATGACAGTCTTCTTACTACTGAAGTAACTGTATCGCTGTATGATCCAGATGCTGGAACAAAGTGCAAATCAAATTCGCAAGTTTCATTCTCTGGAGTTGCTGCACTTGGGTCATACGTATTGCATATTAAAATGTTTGTAATAGCATATGATTTATTTGCTGGCACAGTTAACATAATGTGTCTGTAGTCGCCACCACCTTGATCAATAATTGCTTCGTTTACTATTGCCATATTGTTTCCTTAAAAAAGCATACTAAAAACTAGTGCTCTGTTTTTACTTATTATCTCATCGCGTTGACTTTCAGCATTAACGAAATACATTCCTGTACCTGCCGCCTGTGATGGTTTAGCATACAGTAGTATTCCATCGTCGGGTTCTGCAGGATCTGTTACACCGTCAACGCCTTCATGCGGTGTATATCCTAGTCTTAAATTATCGTCAACAACAACATGTCCTGTTCCTGTTGCGCTTAAAATTAAATTTTCTTGACTTGTGCCAAGTGTTTTTATTTCTGTACCGTATAGGGTTTGCTCAATTCGTATTCCGTATTGATCTGAATATGTAGGACGAATATCTTGTATTAAGTTACCGTCAATTTCTACTTCAACTCTACTTGGACCTGCAACACTATTATCATACACTTGTACTTTGGTGTCGCCTACTTGAACTCTGTTTGGAACAACGGTACCAAAAAAGTTTGTTACAGTATCGTCAACATATTTTTTGTTTGGAATATGATCATCGTCACTTACTCGAGTTTCGTATTCAAATGTTCCTTTAACAGTTAACATACCAGGGTTAGGTGTTACGTTACCTGATAAATTGTATTGACCCATTAAATTTAAATCAACACCCGGAGTAACAATACTAACAGTTTCAATACCACCAACTCTACCACTTGGAGATCTTACACTCCATGCACCTAAGTCTGTAGTGCCACTATTTTGTGTATCTGTCCAGTTTAAACTTTCAACAAATACCCATTGGCCGTCTTCTATTGTGCCTCTGTCAACACGAATACCGGAAGCGCCATCTCTAGTGATGCCGTTCCCGGTTTCGCCTTTGTTTAGTACAATTATGTTGTCTTCAACTGTTGTATTAACAGTATCAAGAGTAGTTTGCGTTCCTTCTACAACAAGGTTGCCAGTAACATAAACGTCACCAACTTCCGTTCCTGTGTCTAGTGTAATTCTACCACCGCTTTTAACAGATACTCTATAGTTTCCGTCTGCTACTCTTAAATACTTGTCCATAAGTTATTCCTTATGCGTCTTCAGTGAAGTCTGTATCGTCTACGCCGATTAATGTATCATCATCACCAGCTTCTTCGATTTCAACAGCACCATCAACTGCGCTTGTGCTAAAGTTCCATGCAATTGACTGTCCGTCTAATGCGTTTGCACCTGTTGCATTTGGAGCAACGATAGTTGCCTTACGTCCTGAAATTTTACTAACTCCGTAAGTTTCACCGTCATCACCTTTTACACTAATAGCCATTTCTGTGCCAGTTAGCGTAGCTGGTAGTTTACCAGTTGTTAATACACGATCGTAAGTTGTTGCTGGTGTACCGATAGCCGCTACACGAAACTTTTTAGATCCTAATTGCTTTACGATATAGCCTTCAACAACGGCTGCACCGTTATAAAAGTCTACTTTGATTTCATTACCACCTGCAGTAGCTGGTCCAAAAAATCTTTTGTTAATTGGTCTTCCCATTTTTTTTCTCCTATATAAGTAGTCCTATCCGGGTTCTATCCGGTACGCTGTGGGTTAAACAGCATAAGTCCGCCTTGCGGCACACTATTTGACAATAGTATTTATCAAAACAGATTTGAAAAAAGGACATCCTTGTCCTACGTGAATTATACTCTTACGGTTTTAACATACTTAACACCGCGATATATAAAGGTTAGTTCTTTAGTCATCGTATTTCTCCTATAATAACAGATATACGATTCTTTTAACGCATGAACCTATGCGAGTCTCTAAAGCGGACTATACTAAAATTATTTAGTCAAAAAAATAGGACCCGAAGGTCCTATTTTCTCAGTTTATAAAAACTTAGCTAAAGCTAACATTACCATTAGTAATTGCAACTTTACCTAAGTAATCAGCTGCGTTACCAAGCGATGAAGCTGTGTTAGACAATTCAACATAACCATAACGTGTCATAAATGATACGGTAGGTTCGAATGTTGATGGATCTAATACAACACCACTTGACATCAATGGAATGTATGGGCAATAAAACGCTGGTGCGTCTGATTCGCTTGCGCCTTTGTAACCAACAAGTACATCAGCACCATCTGCTGAGTAAGTGTTAACGTACACTTTCATTGCATTATTCAATGTACCAACCATCTTAGTGTTAGTTGGTGCTTCGAATGTACCTTCAGTTGTTCTTGCGAACGCTGAAGTTGTTGCACTTTGTAGAATTGTTAACGCAAATGGGCTAACTACGGCGTAGTTACCTGCGCCTCTACGTGTACGCTGTGCAATCAAGTTAGCAACACGGTTGATCTGAACAGCTAATGCAGCATGCTCGTCACCAACGAATGTAGCTGTACCTGATACAGCAGCTTGGTCATATGTTTCAGCGGCATTACCAGCTAGGCTAGATAGGCTTGCTAAAACTTCCTGATCAATCTCAGCGGTAATTTCTTGTGCTAAAGCAGCCATAATTTCTGCTTCAACGTCAATACCGTGCATTGATTGTGCATCCTGTGCAGCTTCAAAAGTCCAGCGAGCTGATAGCTTTCTTGACTTCGCTTCTACAGTTTGCTTCAAGATTTGAATGCTTAACTTACGTCCAGCTTGGCCTTCTAAAGCTGCTGTAGTAGCTGCTTTATCGTCCGCTGCGCCTGAATAGCCTTCAGCAATCTTGAATGGGCTTAACGCCTCTTCACCAGCTGTTGTGTCTGTTCCGTTTGTGCTATCAAAGCCTTCTGCGTAACGTACACGTAACGTGTGAATTTGACCAACTGGGCCAGTCATTGGTTGTACACCAACTAGCTCGTTAGCAATAACAGTTGGCATAACACGTCTGATAACTGGTAGGATAACACGGTTAAGTGTTGCTACGTTACCAGCTGATGTTGCTCCAGCTGTTGCACTCTCAGACAAATACTTGCGAGTGTTTTCTAGTGTGGCAGCCATTACGCTTTTCTTGTTACCGTCTAGGCCTTCAAGAAGAGCATCTTTGGTTTCTGTCCAGCGACTTTCTAATAGTTCTGACATCATTTTCTCCTTAATTTAATCCAGCAAGACGGCGTATATCAAGTACATTTGATTCGTCTGCTTTGACATGTGTCGTTGTTTTTTCTCTGTTGCCTGTTACTTCTGTGCCTTCTGATAATATTGCCTTACGCTTTGCTGGAGTCTGGCCATCAATAACTGATGGTAGGTACTTGTCAAAAGATTTTTGTAATCTAGTGGTTTGTACACTTTCCAGTAAGTCTGTCATAATCTCTTGCTGATCTCTGCTCAATGGAGCAATTAGATCGCGCATGATCTTTTCACGGTTTGCTGCTTCAACTAATTGCTTCTTCTCAGTTGCCTGAGCTTCTGCTAATGTTTTAGCTTTAGTAGCAAATGCTTTTGCTTCTTGAAGTTGTTGGTCTTTAAGGTCAATAACTTTAAGTAACTTAGCACTTTCGCTTTTTTCATTTAGGTAGCTATTTGCATATTCATTGCTGAATGATTCAAATATTTTGCGACCAAAATCGTTTCTTCGTGCTTCTTCAATATCTTCTTTAAGTTGACTAATTTCTCCTTTGAGAACTTTATCAACAGTTTCTGATACTGCCGTAGCACTTCTTTCAACAAAGTTAGTTTTAACTTTCTTGAAGTGTTCTTTAGCTTCACGTACTAAACGTACTTTTGTTTCTGCTAAATCTTTCTTATCTTCATAGAACTCTGCAATCTCAGATGAAAGAGCTTCAACTACAAATTCCTCAAGCTGTGCATACTTAGATGCCATTGCTTTCTTGTCTTCGTGTAGTTCACCAACTTCTTTTGAAAGTTGATTTAAAACAAAATCTTTCATTAGCTCTGCGTTTTCACGCATTGCAATGGCATATTTTGCTTTAGCTTCTGCAAGTTGTTTACGATCTTCTGAAAATTCAGCAATTTCTTCTGCTAATCTTTCAGATAACATGCTATCAATGGCTTCCACCATTGTTGACTTGTCGTGTTCGTACTTCTTTGCAAATTCTTCACGAAGTTCAGCGGTAACTTGTTGGCGATTCTCAGTGATCTTCGCGTCCCAAGCCGTTTGTATTTCTGCTTTTACTTCTTCTGAAAGTGCGCTGCTCTCGAAGAGTGATTTTAATGCTTCCAACATATTATATTCTCCTCAGTTATCGGAGCCCGCTTATTATTCCTAATAAGCTCTCTTTTAAATATTTTTGTGCCTTATGGTCTTCTTTAGTTGCCTGTGCTAGTTCGTATGCCTGGTACCCTCCGCGGGTGTTCATCAAGTGTTCGTATATTGGCGTTGGGTACGCTCCAGGAGCACTAGGTTGTGCAACTACGTCCACTGTAATAATTTCAAAGTCGGAAACGTTTCCGCTTCCGTCTTCTGATACGTTACCAGATCCCCTAGATGAGACACCTAGTTTAACTCCGCTTTCCAGCATTGTTTGCACTAGTTGCCCCATTGGGGTTGGTAATACTTTTAATTTACCATAACCATTAGGTCCGTCCATCCACGTTTCAGTAATCATGTGTGATACACGGTCTAAGTTAATGTTAAGTCCTTCTGGATGATCAACTTCTCCAAGAACACTATATCCTCCCTGGATTTGGTCATTAAGAGTTTTGACAGCCCTGCCAATTTCTTCTACAGGATATACACGTTGGTTAGCATTACGCACCCCGCCTTGTATACAAATACCTTTTAGGTATAAGTCTTTTCCTCCATTGGAATTTTCAGCAGACTCAACGACCATGTTAGCTTGGTCAAATGTCAGATGCTCTCTTAGAAAGTTTTGCATTCAGTTTCCTTATTTTGCTCTTTTAGGAGCGCCGTTTAGTGGTGAACCTGCACCCTTATCGGCTTGTTCTGGCTTCCCTTTTTTCTCTGCACCGTGACCTGGTTCTGATTTACCAGCTTTAGACGCTTTACCGCCTGGTACATTGATGTTTCCGCCGTCTTGGTCTTTTGCGTTCAGTTCGCCTAGACCAGCATGGTCACCACTTCCTGCTTCTCCACCTTTTACGATGTTAGCTGAAGTACCACCCATGTTATTTGCACTTGCTACTGGTGACTTTCCGCCGTCTCCATTGTCGCCTGTGCCTTTCTTTTCTGCGCCGTGTCCGCTTGCTACTTTGTCAACGTACTCACGCATTTGTTCTCTGTCTGATTTTTGTGATGTAGACTCGTCTACTTCTTCTTCTGAAGCTTCGTCAACTTCTTCATCAGCAGCTTCGTCAACTTCTTCATCAGTTGCTTCGTCTACTTCTTCATCAGTTGCTTCAAACGCAAACGCTTCTTCTTCAGGTGCTTCTTCACCTTCTTCGTCATCGCCTTCGCCTTCTTCGTCACCCATCATTTTTTCAAATTCTGCTTTTAGGTCGTCAAGTGCGTCTTCTAAGTCAACAACACGGTCTTCAAGCTCTTCTTCGCCTTCTTCACCTTCTTCGTCGCCACCCATTTCGATGTCACCTAACATGTCGTCTCCAGCATCGCCACCAATTTCTGGTTCGCCTTCAACTTCAAATTCGTCTAGATCAAAGTTTTCGTCTACTTCTTCGTCGCTTGACTCATCAACTTCTTCATCACTTGACTCATCTACTTCTTCGTCAGTAGCTTCATCAACTTCTTCGTCAGTTGTTTCTTCGACTTCTTTGTCTTCTTCTTCAATTTCAATATCTGATTCAATTAGATTTGCGTAGATGTCTCTTGACTTCTCTACAACAATTTCGTGGAATAGTTCTTCTGCACCGGCTTTGTCTTCATTAACAAGACGCTCGAGCATTTCTTCGAACTTATTTTTATCTGCCATTTCGTTTCTCCTATAAAAGTTTTACCTATGGTAAGGCTGTCATTTGTATTTACTATTTATACGGAAATGTATGTACAAATAGGCTCAAAACGAGCCATTTTCGCTAGAATTGCGAGATTTGGAAGATTTCTTGGAAATTTCCAAGCTCTATTGTATTAAAGTTCTCAAAATTATTTAGTTCAATTGGCTGATAATTATCTGGTGCTATAACTCTAGTAAAGTTAGTTTGCTTATTATCTCTTATAACTGTTTTGGTTTGTCTTAGCCAATTACCGTAGAATGTGGCGCCTTCGTTGCTTCTTTTGTAATTTTTAGTGTCAGCATATAGATTATTAAATTTACTATGGTCATCTAAACCTTTATAATCAAATCCTAAAATATAGATATTATCATAACCGTGTTCAGCCGCTAACCATAATGCTGTAGGACCACTTGACCATCCTTTGCTAGGTTGAAAGTAATTAATGTTCTTTAATTCAGTGTATGCTTTGTTATGATTAGTCCAAACAGTGTTTCTATCAGGATAACCACTTCTAGATATCTCTAATATCATTTTTACATCTACAGCAATAAGATAATCCGGAGCAAACGTTCTATATAATGCATTACATCCGTAGGTTGCACCTAATTTTGCTAATTGCTCTGGATCTATAGAAGCTCTACTTACACCATTGCCTAATACAAAGGCAGTTTTAGTGTCTTTGTTCTTCATAGACTGTGTTATTTGTTGTTTTTGTTTTTTGAGTTGTTTATCTAGTCTACGTCTGTTGCGTATTACTAGCCATTCTTCTTTTGTATAAAGAGACTTATCAATTTTGGCCATTATTAAACACCGCCGGCCTCCGCTTGCGATGCTATACCATACATTTGACGTACAAAATCTAATTCATTTTGCATTTCTTCGTGATGTGTTTCTGATGCTTTTCTTATTCTATTGATTTGACCTAGTGTTAGTCTAGTTTTTCTTGTGTCGGATGCTTTGATTGGAGATTGATCATGCTCAGGCTCGTAGACTTTATCCTCTACAGGCTCAAGTGTTTCTCTATCAAAATAAAATAATTCTCTAAGTATCATATTGTATTTATACCGTTTGGTCAGTTGTTGGTGCGCCCGAGCCTAGTTCGGTTCCTGTTGTTGTATCTGGCGGTGTTGCATCTCCACCATCTTCTGATGGTACAGTAGTATCTTCATCTTCTACTCCACCTAAGTCTGCTTCCATACCTGCTCCTGAAATACCTCCGCCACGCATTTCGCCTGCGGCATCTGTTGGTGGTGTTTCAAGATTCTCGTCATTTTCTTCTCTCCACAGTCTTTCGTTCTCAGCAATCTCTTCTTCTGTCATACCTAAGAAACGTTTTAGTGCAAATCTATTCGAAATATAAGGAATAGCACTCATTTGTGTATATGTTGGTACACGAGCATTGTCAACTTCGCTTTGTCTATACGATGCAAAGTTCTGTGGTGGTTGGAAAATAAGGTCAAACATTGATGTATCAACGTTCATACCCTTTTCTAACAAGTATTTTTTGAATTCTTTGTCAAATTCTTCAATGAGCATACCTTGTAAACGCTCACAGTAAGTATTAAACCTTAATTCTTGAATGTATGCTGTTCCGACTCTACCATCATTGTACTGACTACTTGCATCCTCAGCCCCTGTAGGCAGGTATGAGCTAGGAATTCGTAAACCGCGTACGAGCTTATTAGTAAAATATCTAAGGTCATCAATTTCTCCTAAATTTGTACCACCGGGTAACGTTTCTACTTTAGAACCACGTCCTTCTGCTGTTTGCGGAAAGAAGTAATCTTCATTAATACTTAACGGGTTGTAACTACTGTCTATAACATTGGTACCCCCGCCTGATTGGCTTGGAATACGTCTTTGGTGAATCTCAGTTTTTACACGTTCTACAAATTGCATAGCAAGGTGACTAGGCATA